AAAAATTTCCTGGTTGGCATGCTACACAGGTTACCCAAGTTGGTCATGGAATGAAAGTTTTAGACAATAATGGTAAACTTAGAGAACTTAAATATCACCCAAAAATTATTGTTAATAAAGAAACTGGAGCTAAAATAGAAGAAACCGAGTATAATAAATTATCTGATGAAGATAAAAATAAATATGAAGTTAAACAAGAAGCGTATGCTGAAGTTATGATTCCTCGTTGGAGCAATCTTATTCCTAATACTCCAGAAGCTCTTGAAATGATACAAAAAGAAGGTCTTGATATTCAACTTGCTTATCGTATTCCTACTGAAGGTAAACAATCTGTTAGTATCGTTAAAGTAGTAGGTTTTCTTGATGATGTTTATGGTAGTACTATTATGTTACCTGATGAATGGGTTACTCAAACTGGTTCTGACTTTGACGTTGACTCTGTTTACGGCATTTGTCATTCGCTTAAAGTTGTAAAAGATAAAAATGGTAATATTAAAAGAATTAAAAAATATTCTGCTGACGATTTTAAAACTGATTATGCTAAATATAAGTATTATATAGAAGATAATATCAATAATAAAATTTCTTCTGATATTGAAGATGAATTTCATGAAGATAAATATAAAGTACTTCAAAAACGTCTTCGTGATGTTGTTAAAAAACTTCGTACAGAAAAAGATAATAGAGATAATCTTTATAAAGAACTTACTAATATTGGTAAAGAAGCTGGACTATTAACTTTTAATGAATTTTCTAAATTAGATGAAGTTGACAAATTACCTCGTGTTGTAAGAAATAATAATATTCTTGATGCTATGATTGCTATTATGGCAGACAATAATAGTAGGGAAGAGAATTATTCTCGAAGTAATTTTGATAGACTTTCATCTGCTATGAAAGAAATGGATAAAGCTCGTGGAGCTGATTCTGTTAGTCGTAGTGTTTATAATCCTTTTGACCAAATGGATTTTATGGAAAACGCTATGGGTGGAGCTTCTCTTAAAGCGTTTTCTGTTACACGAGATACTTTTAATAGTGTTAACAATTATGCTAAAGGATATTTAGGAAAAGGCCATGAAATTATTGCTGAATATGATTTAACTGAAAAAGATGCTAATGGTGAATTTATTTATGATGCTGAGATGATGATTAAAGCGTATGGTTTATATAATGAAACTACTAAAAAAGGAGATGTTATATTATTAGATAAAGACGGTAAGAAAACTAATGAAGTTGGTAAAGCTGTTACTGCAAGAGTTAAACATTATAGATTAGCTAATAGTTATAATAATCGTAATGTTGTTGGTGAATTAATTACTGTTTATAGTTCTCAAACTACTGCTCATATTCTTGATGCTATTAAAGAAGGTTCTATTTTTAACGAAAATGAATTTACTTTTGGAACGTTTAAAACTCTTATAGATACAGGTATGGATTATAGAACTGCTATTGCATTCTTAATGCAACCTGCTATTACTACCATTAATGAAGTTAATAATGAAAGTAATAGTTTATATCTTACAGGAGGTGGTAATACTGTTCAAAAAGCTATTAAGAGAATAGCTGCTAAAGCTGGTTTTAAACTTGGTGCTACTGATATTACTGACTATTCTAACTATGAATCGATATTGTTAGCATTGAACTCCAACGAGCAATTCAGAAATGCGTATAGAGAGCTATTTGGGGCTGAAATTTCAACGCAAAAGCCTATACAGGAACAACAATTCACGTTGAATGCAAAAGTGCTAAAATCACGCTTAGAATCGTCCAAAATAACTAATATTTCTGAATTATCACAAAAAGATAATGATATTAAAAATGCTGTTTTTGATATTGCTGTTTGTTTAGCTTTTAATAAGATTAATAAAACTACTAAAAATCTTGAAAAAGTTCTTCGTTGTTGTAATCCCGATAATTTTGGTGCAAAACAAACTATTAGAGAAACTCGTACTATTGTTGATAATGTTATTGCTTATGGATTTACCGATAATGAAGTTGGTAATACTGTAATGTGTGGAAGTAAACGTCTTATTGAAAAACTTTATCCGGGATTTATTAAAATTGAAAAAAACGAGGTTAGTAATTTAGATGAATTAGTTAAAGGAGATATTGATGTTGAAAATAGCGTTTATCCATTTTTAGCTGCATTTTTTAAATATGCTACATTAACAAGTGTTGATGTTAATAAACAATTGTTTCCAACTGAAAATGATGTTTATAATGCTGTACTTAATGCTGTTCAAGTTAAATTAGGTGTTACATTTACCCCTAAACAATATAGAGAATATAAACAATATATGATGAATATGATATATTCTCAAGTTCCTATAATTAATACCCCTTTAACTGTTACTAAAGAAGGTTGGCTAAATGATAATAATGAAGCTATTGTTAAATCTACTGAAAACGATACTAATTATTGGAATGCTGAAATTTCTCGTATATTTGGTTTTGAAACTACTCAAAAAATTAATTTTGATATTAAAGACTTATTTAATCCTACTGAAGAAGAACTTAGTAAATTTAACGCTCTTACTCCTGCTCAAAAAATATCTTGGATTCAAACACATATTAACGGAGATTTAGGTATTTTTAATTATCTTAATGTAAATCTTAATAATCAATTTGAACTTAAACGTAAAGGATTTACTCATCAAAGTATTAAATTTACAGATTCTGCTGAAAATATGGACGATATTTATATTGAATTTGGCACAAGTTTCTTTAATAAATCTCCTATATTTAGACTTGCTATTACTGATTTAATTAAATATGCTTTTGTTGTTGATGGATTTAAATTTAAAAGAGGTGCTATTGATAAAGTTATTACTAATAATTCTTTGTATAAAAATATAGAAGATATGGGAACTGGAATTGTTCCTGCTATTCGAGAAATATTTGGATATTATGCTAATCCTGCAGCAGGAGTTACTGATGAATTTATTGATAAATTTATTCGTAGTCATAAAGAATATTGTAAATCTATTAAACTTGGTAAACCTGAAAACAATAAAGGTATAAGTAATGCTGCTTTTCAATTTAATATTTGTAATAGAGGTAATGGATTAATATTTATTCCTTTTGATGGTAGATTTAAAACTTTACTTAATGAAATTAATGTTGAAGACGCTAAATCTCCTCAAGATTATATTGTTGTTAATAGAAGTGCTGGTGGTAATAAAATTAGTACGTTGTATAAAATAGATAAACATGAAAGCGGAGTTTATCTTATTCCTATGAATTTACTTGAACCTAATGAAACAGGAGATTATAGTGTTAATCCAAATAATAATAAATATGGAGATATTAGTTTCTATAATACTGTTATTGCTGAAGCTGAAAATATTGGAGCTAAAGAATATTTTATTGATAAAGATAATAAAATAAAATTAAAAGATAAATATAAAGAATATATTATTCCTCGTTATAAATTTAATTTAGAAAATAATGCTATAGATAATGTTAATGAATTTCAGAATGTTTCTGTTAATGGTACTGAAATACAAAAAGCTGAACTTAATAAACTATTTAAAGATGTAGAGGCTTATGTTCAATCCCCCGTAGAGGAGAGAGGTGATTATGGAGTTATACGTTCTGATTCTTTTTATATTAGCGAACAAGTAGGAAAAACTGATATTATTACACAAAGTATTCCTACTGAAGCTGGTAATGTTCTTGTTACTATTAAAAGATATTCTCCGTCTCCTGCTTTTAAATCTAATTTACATAAAGATTTAATTAATAATGTTTCTTCTAATAATACAGAAAATATTCAAAAAGTTAGAATTGAAGAACGTGATGCTTATAGAAGTGCATTAGCTTCTAAAACTGAATCCCATAAATATTATAAAATTGAACATATTACTGAAGAAAGTGTTAGAGAAGAATTTGAAAAACAACAACAAGAAAATAGAGATAATTTTAATGATGAAGCATATGCTATTACTACTGATATAACTGATGATTATATAGATAATGCTAATAGAATAACTGAAGTAGATGAAACATCTGTTGCCATGATTGCTGCTCTTAGAAGAGCTGAAAAACGAGGTGATGATATTGCTGCTAAAGCACTTCGTAAATTAGATATAAAAGGTATAAATTCTTATCGTTCTAAAGATATTAAAGATAATAGAAGAAATATATATCATATTCTTAGCGATTATATTAGTAGTTATGCTGATATGATCGATAAACAAATGAAACATTATGTTATAGGCGATAAAGAATATAATATCGGAGAATATGATTTATATGAAGTTTTAAGAAGTAATCCAGATGAAGTTTCTAATATAGTTAAATTATTACTTGAAACTATTACATTTGGCGATACTTTTGGAAATATTATGAGTCTTCCTATTGACGGTATGGACGAAGATACTAAAAGATATATTCAAAAAATTCGTGATTCTATAAATAAAATTCGTAATTCTTCAATTATTAAACAAGGATTTGATAATATGTTTAATAAATATATTGCTAATGAATTTGCTAATAATCCTAATATACGAATGAACGTTGTTAATCTTAAAGATACTTTTGGCGATTCTGGTTGGTGGGAAACTAATATTGGAGATATTGCAATGTTAAGCAATAAACAAGTACAAGTTATTGTTAAGATTGTTAATAGGATTATGAATCAAGCTGCGATGCAAGATGCTCCTCGTAAGAAAAATGAGTTTCTTAAAAGATTTGATAATATATTAGATAAAAGTGGTAGTTTTAGATGGGAAAATATTATTAATTCAAATGGACAACTTATTAGACCTTATACTGCTAAATTTCTTACCGATAGAGATAAATTAGTTGACGCTGTTAAAGATGCTCTTGATAGATATGGTATAGATAGTAAAGAATATATTGCTGCTAAACTTAAGCGTGATGAATGGTATGCTGATAATGTTGAACAACATGTTGTTCGAGAATATTATATTAAAAAGAACGCTTTAATTAGAGAGATATTTGAAACTGCTCCTGAAGAATATCGTCAATATATGGAATATATTCATGAAAAATTTATTGATGATCAACCAAATAGTGCTTTAACAACTCAAGAGCGTAATAGAAGAAGAGAAATCGATAAGAAAATTAATCAACTTACTTCTGAATATAAAGATACTGAAACTCTTAAATCTCCTGAAGAAAGAGAACGTGCTATTAAATTAAGAAATTTTATTAAAGCTAAATCCGCTCTTGATAAAGAATATTTTGATTATAATGATACTGATGAATTTAAAGAAAATCTTGAAAAGAATTTAGCTATTATTAAACATTATGAGAAAAATAATCCTACTCAAACTTTAGATAAACGATTAGAAAATATTGAATATAGAAGTGCTTATGAATGGATTAAAAATAATAGTTATTATATTATTAATAAAGAAGCTAAAGATAAAATTAATGAAGCATTTTCTATACTTAAAGATGAAGATAATTTAAATAGTGCTAAAATTAAGAAAATAATAGATGATGCTAATGCTTATGATGAATTTGGTAATATCGATGCTCGAAAATTAAGTGATAAAGATATTGCTACTATAAAAGTACTTACTAAACACAAATATGATTTTAGTTATGATAGTAACGCTGGAGAAGCTATATTAATAAAAGATATTCCTAATAATCTTCCTATATTTGACGATAGTTTTTATCGAATGCTTCGTGATCCAAGTGAAAATGAAAAAGAAGTTAATCCTCGAAGAATTAAAATTATAGGTAGAATTAATGAATTATTAGGAAAAACTATTACAGCTGTTGAATTTGGTGGAGATGGACGTATTCACGCTAAAGATATATTTACTAAACTTACTGAAGAAGAAAGAGAAGAACTTGCTAATTTATATAATGCTTTACGAAATATTAAAGGTAAACGTAAACCAAAAGAGATTCATCAAAAATTTAAACAAGAAGTTGAATTTAAAACTAATAATACTGCTTTTAATACAGAACTTAGTTGGGCTTTAAGTAATTTAAAAGGTACTAAAGATTTTGATACTTTTATTAATATTTTCTGTCAATTAGATAATAGTGGAGAAATTATATTAGATGATAACGGTAATTATACTCCTAATAATGACATTTATGGATATATAGAACCAAAAAATGATAAATATATTAATAAAAAGAAAACTGCTGCAAGAGAGCTTATAGAAAATAATGTTGATTTTATTCCTAATGAATACTATTATGCTGCTATGAATGAAGCAAGCAATAATGGTAATTTTAAAGAATGGTTTGATGTTAATCATGTTTATAATCCATATAAACATAAATTCGAACCGCTTAGAATTTGGACTGAAATGAAAGTTAATCCAGAAGGTTCTCTTAAAGGAACTTATAGTTATGTTCCTACTAATGAAAATGCTGAAAAACAAGTTAAAGATGAATATGTAAATAAAAAATATAAAAAATATAGTAATAACTATAATAGAGATAATGGACATTATAATAATTATGTTACTTTAAGTCCTAAAGAAAAAGAAATGCAAAGTTTACTTCAAGAAACTATGGATTTTTTTGCTGAACATAATAAACATAATACATTTGTTGAACAAGGTTATATTCCTCGTAGACGTAAAGTTGTTACTGATACAAAATGGGTTGTTAATCAATTATTAGGAGTTACTGGTTTAGAGTTTAGAAACGATAGTGAAGATAGATGGAATGCTAAAGTTGATTATGCTAATGATTATGAAGTTGAAAATGATATGCTTAAACTTCTAAAAGGTAAAGGTTATCAAGAATTAGAAGAAATTCGTCCTAAAGGAATTGGAGAAAAAGACGAAAATTATCGTAAATATCTTCAAGATACTAAAAAGAAAAATGAAGAAATTAAAAAGCATAATCTTGAAATAGATAAACAACTATTTGATAAAGATTATCGTAGTGTATTTGCAGAAGCTATTTCTAATCAAGTTGTTATAAATGCTCGTAATAAAGCTAAAAATTGGTTATACTTACTTCAAGAAGATTTAAAAAATACTGAAGCTGTCAAAATTAGTAAATTTACTGGTAGACCTGTTATTAATAAAAGAACAAGTGTTGATATTCAAGATAATTATCATACAATTAGTCAAGATAATACTTTAAAACAAGTTTATGGTTTTACTCGTCGTCTTATTTTTGAACAATTTAAAGAAAAATCTAAACTAAATAAATATGCAGATTTAGCTCGTAATATTACTTCTGCTAAATATATGATTTTTAATGTGACTGGAGGTATATCTAATATTGGTACTGGTTTTGCAAATATCATGGGTGAAGCATTTGCTGGAGATAATCTTAGTAAAAATGATATTAGAGAAGCTATAGGAATGTATATGAATAATTCTTTACGAATGATTGGTGATATGTATAAAGATAAAAGTGATAACTTTGCTGTCGCATTAACTAAATATTTTAAAGTTGTTGATTTTGACGCAATGACAGAAAGAGTTCGTGGAGAAACCGCTGGAGAATATGCTCGTAGAATGCGTAATTTAATGTATAGTTTACAATCTGGTGGTGAACATTTTATGCAAAACACTGTTTTATTTGCTGTTCTTAAATCTAATAAAATATTTGATGATGTAGACGGTGTTAAACGTTGTGGAAGTTTTTCTGAATATATTTGGAAGTTAGAATATGATACTATGGTTTCTATTATTTCTAAAGATAAAGATTTACTTGAAGAACTAAAAGAATTTAAACGTATTATTAAACAAGATAAAACTGAACAATTTAAATATGATACTTTTAAACATAATATTATAGAAGATTTCCTTAGAGCACATGCGAGTAAAGAAATAATTCAAGAATATATTCATGCTAAAAATCAAGCTATTAAAAAAGCTAAAGAAGAATGGAAAGCTAAACCTGCTATTATTGATCTACTTGAATTAAAGAATGGAGAAATTGTTCCAAAAGCTGGAGCAGAAATTACTCCAGATATGATTAATGATATAAAAAATAAAACTGTTAATCTTAATAAGAAAATTCATGGTGTTTATGATAAACTTGGCGCTGCTGCTATTGAATTTACTTGGTGGGGTAGTTTAGTTATGCAATATCATAAACATTTATATCCCGGTGTTATGAAACGTTTTCGTCGTCGTGGATATTATAATGAACAAACTAATACTGTAGAAATGGGTTCTTATACTGCTCTTGTTGATTTTCTTAGTAAAGAATTTAAAAATGTTGTTAGTGATGCTAAAAAACAAGGAGATGGATATGTTGGCATAGCTATTGCTTCTGTTCAAAACACTTTTAAAGCTGTAATAAATACTATAACTAATATTAAAACTAATTGGAACTTAATGTCTCCGTGGGAGCGTAATGCTGTTAAACGTTGTCTTGGTGATTTATATGGTATTCTTAGTGCTTTATTATTAGGAGTTACTATATATGCTATGACAGATGACGATGATGAAAAAGAAAGTAATGTTGTTGCTACAGGATTATATCTTGCGGATAGACTTCTTTCTGAATCTCAAATGTACACTCCGTGGGGACTTTATTCAGAAGGTAAAACTCTTTGGTCGAGTCCTATTGCTGCATATAATGGCCCAAGTGATTTAATTAAGATTATGGATTATACTGCTCGTTGGCTATTTGATGAAGATTTTGATCCTATTTATAGTACTGGCATTTATAAAGGTAAAAATAAAGTTGGTGTGCTTATTAAACGTAATATTCCTATTTATAGAGTTATTGAAAGACTTAATAATATGACTAAAAATAATAGTTATTATAGAATTAATGAGAAAGCGTTGAATATGAAAATTAGTAAATATATTGCTGACCAAATTAATCCTGATTAAATAAATATTATTACTATTGTTTATATAGCTGGAGTTTATTCTCCAGCTATTTTTATGTCTGCACATGACCAAGAGTATATTGCATATAATAGTGCGTATAGTAGCTATATATTATTAATAAGGGAATATTTGTAAATCATTGATTATCAAATAGTTAGAAATGTTAAATGTCCGCTATATGATACATTTAACACTTTTTTTAACACGAAATGTCCGCCATATGGTATATTTTTACTATATTTATATATAAATCTTACAAATATTAAAACTATGCCTCGATTTGCATTTGAAACCAAAGCTAATAAAAAAGTTAAAGAAATTATTGCCAATAAAACTAATAATAAACTTGAAAATATTATTGCTACTCCATTTACTATTGATCCTGAATATGTCGATAGACATATTACTGTATCTTTAAAAGAAGAATCTGTTCCTAAAGAATTTATTTCTGTTTCTAAACAAGTTAAACTTGGTAATTATTGTGTATGTATGCAATCTATTGGAGATATGTTTCCTTATTGGCTAAATAAATCTTCATACGCTGGTTTGATTATAGGATATATACTTAAGCATATTCAATTATATGGTAATTTTGTTGAAATACCAGAAAAAGAATTTGTAGCTTGGGCTGGTTGTCATAGACAAAGATTTTATGAAGCACTTAACGCTTTACTTCGCCCAGCTGTACCTTATCCTTGTGCAGGTGATAATCTTGCTCTTCTTGCTGCTACAACTAAAAAGTCTATATATGTTGTTAATCATAACTTTATCTTTAGAGGAAATTATGATGAATTTGTAACTCTTTATGAACTTAAATTTCCTAATGGTTGTAAACTTGATTCTAAAGGTAGAGTTATTATTGAACGTTAATCAGTAGTTGAATGTGTTAAAAAATAAGCCCGCAACAAACTAATGTCTGTTACGGGCTTTTCTATGGGTGCTAACTTGCGTTACAATAGCTATTTTTAGCTTAATTTCGTAATATATTTATGATTTGGTATAATTATATTACTCGGACTTCTTAGAGCTATTTTTAGCTTTAATTTTCGTTTTTGGTGTAATATTATCGTCAATATGATCAACTATATCAGCAATATATGTAACTTTATCATTTATAGCATAAATATCTCCACGAGTAAATCTAATTTCATTAGTAATATTTATAAGACAATTTGTTGTACTTTCACCAAGTCTACCAGCTTTATTTATATAATCAAGTAAAGTATTATGTATAGTTCCAATAAGTTCAATACAAGTATTATACATATCTTTGTGATTTATATTAGCACGAATATATTCAACATCTTTAGAAATATCATTTAATAAATCATCAGTATAACCTTGACCTTTAATAACTTGCTCTTTATAAGCAACAATTTGAGCTTTAAGATCTTCAATAGATACTATCAAGTATCTAAGTAACAATATTAATATAACTAATATTGTCGAAATTGATATAATTAAAAATACGTTCATAATTAATCGGATTATAGCCATGATTGGTTGCAACTTCTCTACGGGGAATCGCGAGGAGCGAAGCGACGAGCATCAACATCAAAATTTGCAAAATTAACAATTTGATTTTTATAAGCAATACCCACTCCGCTACGCTCCGTGGAATCCCCCGTAGAGAAATCATCACCATTTATAGCTCATTATTTGTTTGTTATTGTTTATTACTCTTAGTTTTAGCAATATTTCGCTTACTATTGATTTTATTTATAATAATAGCGTCATTAATTTCATTAATTCTACTTTTAACAGAAGCAATATCCCTACGAGCAGCATTTATTTGTTTAATAGTATTATCTAAATCTTGTTTGATAAGACCAAATTTACGAAGAAGCTCATGAAGAGATTTAATAGTATTAATAATATTAACAACCGGCTGTTTAAGTTTAACATAAAGGTATATTATAATAGCTATTATGGATAATATTACGATACAATAAAAAATATCAAATGCAATCATGATTATTTAATTATTAAATTTTTGTTATTTACCTGTACTACCAAATCCACCAGCTCCACGTTCAGTTTCACCAAGTTCTTCAATAGTTTCTACTTCGTCCCAAATAATTTGTTCACGATGACGAACAAGAATTTGAGCAACTCTATCTCCAACGTTATATTCAATAACAGGCACAAATGGAGCGTCAATGGCTCTATGAACTATCATAAGTTCACCAGTATAACCCATTTTGTTATCTATAAGGCTCTTTATCCTTATAATCTACACTTTTATTATTATTGTGATATATTTGTGTAGTTCAGACTATATCATCACCACTATTTAGTGGGCAGGGCACTCGTGTCAGCATTACCGGCATCAGCATTATCTGTTAAGCCTCGGCTATTAGTCGTTGAACCTTCAACAATATTTCTATCATTGCTTGGCTGCTGATTGTCATTATCACTATGATTTTCCAGCAATTCACCCTGTTTAAAGACTCCAGCTATTCTTCCTTTTTCATCTCTAATAATTTCTTTAGTGGAATTGTGTAATTTTCTATGTTCTGACATAGTTAAAGGAATAAGATTACTAATATTATTATTAAGAGTATTTTCATCTTTATGATGAATATTTACTTCAGGTTTAAGATAATATTGTCCATCAATAATATTAAAATATTTATCATCAAACATATTATGATTTTGCTCGACAATATATCTGTGATAAGGATAATAATCTTGAAATCCTTTGTATGGGTGATTATGAAGTTTTATACGTTGATATTTAAATCCATTATTTTCATAATAACTAATAGTTTCTTCATGATAATTAGGATTATTACTACCAGTAAAAATCATACTCCTCATCTTACCCATACATTCTTTAGAACAAGTAAATTTACCACTTTTACTTCTTGCTATTCTACTTGGCTTAATATAAATAGGTTTACCACATGCAAAACATTTAGTATTAGGCTCATGTGTAACCTTTTTAGCAGCAGCAGCACAAGCAGGAGAACAATAAGTATGAGTACCGCCATAACTTGGTTTATACTCAAATTCTTTTTCACAATAAGCACAAATGGCTTTTATATTAGCAACTACATTACTAATTTTGCTTTGTACTCTTTTACCATTTTCATCTTTATTTCCAACATTTTTAGAAGCAGATGTAAAACCAAATTTAATATCCATAACCATTTTAATTTTAGAGTTCTCGGCAAATTTAGCAAAAATATTAGAGTTACCAAAGGATTATGCAATTTTTTTAGAGTCTAATGTTCCGGGACTATTTTGCATTATAGCCATAGTTTTAGTATTACTACTTCTTGGACGAATTTCCATTTCATAATCTTCAGGAAGTTTAAAATGAAGTCCTGTATGATAAATTACACGATCATCTTTTTCTTCTATACTATGAACATAAACGTCCATACAAGCATCTCCTTGTTTACTATAAACAGGAAGTTTAACGGTTTCATCTTCACGATAAACGTTAACGCCAACATGATCTAAAGTATCAAACATTTTAACTAAAGTATCATAAAGAGTTCCATCATCTGGAGTTGTTGCTGCATAATAAACAGCGTCTGCTAAAACATAAGGTATTTTACTCATTTTAATTTTATTGTTAAAAGATTGTTACATATTTATTAATATATTGCCAGCAAGTTCTATCTTTTTAGCTTTACTGCCATAAAGAATAGAATCCATACGTTTAAGTCCGTTAGAATTATCTATATTAGAATAATAACCAGTAACAGCATTATAAGCACCCCATTTAGTATTAATTATTTCTTTTTGTCCAATACCACTATAATAGTAATTATTCATTTCTGCAACAACGTTAACTTTTTTCATACTAATTTCAGCGTCATTTATTGCAGAAAAATCTCTCATAATAACTTGTTGAATATTATGTCCAGTTTGATAAATTCTACTATATTCATCATCTGTAAAAACTACTTTACCAAAGAAACTTTGTACTTCTTCATCTTTTATAGTACTTTTATACATATGATTATATACTTCATTAAGAAAATTAATCTTAGATTTAGTAATACCCAATATTTCATCAGCAATATCTATATTATCATGAACAGATTTAGTATGTCTAAAACTAACATAACTTTCAGCATTTCTAATTGCAGCATTAAGAGTATTTTCGCATACAACTCTTATAGGCGTTAGTAATATTTTAACTCCAGTAGAACCATCATGAGAAGTAGTAAATACAAGATAATTATCTACAACATCGTTTTTAACAAAAATATTATTAGGTAATTTGGCACTAACAAATATTCTTTGACCATAACCAAAAGCACCAGCTGTTTGCCAAATAGCTTTATTTTTACCAATGGCTTTATCAAAGAATTTAAAGGCATCAATATTTTGAACAGTTGTATATCTACCTTTAACTATTCCTAATGGAATATTTTTATCAGTACGATAAATACCATAAGTATTATCTATAGGAGCGTAATCTACACCATCTTCGTTAAAACTATCTTGAATCGGACATTCAACATTCCCATTAGATAACATAGCAGCATAAATATAACATTTATCAACACTCCAATCTAAACCAGCTTTTTTAATAACTTCTTCAGAAGTGGTGCAGTCTTCAACATTTACTGCACCTTTAGTTCTAAATGGAACACCTTTAACAATATATCTACTCATTACGCTAACATTTTTGCATATTTACGAATATCATATTTTCTATCATGAACAGTTTTATCAAACTTAAAATAAACTTCATAGAAATCTTTTAAAACTTTAAGTTTAGGTTCACGATGATCAACAGTTATAATTCTATCGCCATTATCTAAAATAAGAGAACAAGGAATATTAACAATACTTTGAATAGTATAATTATGTTTATCCACAACCTCTTTTCTTATTTCACATATAGCAATATATTCTCCTGTAACAACTCCTCCTTTATTAATAAAAATAACAGGGTTATAATAAATATCTGGCTCATTTTCAAAAACTTTAGCACCAAGATTATGATCATATATATTATAAATCTTAGCTTTATAAGCATTATTATTTATTATTTTATTATCTTCAGTATTTTTTAAAATAAGAGGATAACGAATATTATTTCTATAATTAAAACTACCTATTTGTTCAAATTCATTATCTTTTAGAGTTAAAGGAGATAATAAGCCAGTAGTATAAAGTTTATTAATAGTATCTATTATATCTTTCATTTCATCATCAGACTCTGGCTTTATTTCATCTATAGCTTTACAAATATTAAGAATATTATCAAAATATTCTTTTTTATAATGAAAAGTAGGATTATTTTTATCTATTTCATTTAATATTATATTAGCTTCTCGTTTAAGTACATAAGAAAAACCAGTTTTATTATCATTAATTTTATATAATTCTCCTAACATATTATTTAAATTGAATAGATTGATTATTTACTATTATACCAACTGTAGGTTGATCTTGTTCTAAAGTTTGACAAATATTAATAACACGTTTCATTTCGTCTTTAGAAGTAGCATTAATAACTTCAGTTCTAAATACTTCTTTACCTAAATATTGAAGAATATCTGGATTATTTTTTAATAATTCTTCAATAGTATCAGTATAAGAAATATTAATTTTAATATGTTTTAAATCAGATATATTAAAAGGAGAAAAATCTTCTCCAAATTCAGCTATACATTGAGCATTAATGCTATCTAATATACCAACTAAATCAACATCTTCTCCTGTATAAAGAATATCTTGTTGAACAAGTTCTTGAATTAAATCTCTAAATTTATAAATTAAAATATTAATTCGAGCTTCATTTATTTCGACACTTTGAGTATTCTTAGTAAATATTCTAACGTTAGGAAGTTCAATAAATTTATTATTTTTACCTGTTTCTCCAAAATTAATAACTGCTTCAAGCATTGCTTTTTTAAGACGTTCAATACGATTCTTAAAGACAGTTTGTCTATCATTAAACCGTTTCTTTTCATCTTTAAGAGCTTTCTCATCAACTTCCCAAGACTTAATAGCCTTAAAATAATTAGTGAGTTTCTCTTTTAATTCTTCTTGTTTGATTTGAAGAGCGTCATACTGTTCATCAGTAATTTCACCTTCAGCAACTTCTACATCATTAAATATGCGAAGAATATCATTAGATATTTCATATAAACTTGCCATAATTCTTTAATGTTTATTATTTTTAAGTTCTGCATACGCTTTACTATCAAGTTCAGGAGTAACATCTTCAAGACGAATACCTTTTAAACAAGAAACTTGTTCCCATTTAATATTATAATCACAACTAAGTAATAATAATTCAGTAGAATCAGCAGAAACAGCCATAATCCAATTATCAGGAGAAATCTCTACTTCAACACAAGGGATTATTCGTTTTGGTTTAAATTTTATCTTCATAAGTTAAATTTATTATTTTACATGGATATTCAGTAACTATATAATTACATTCAGATTTTTTAAGACCATATTCTTCTAAAATATTAGGAATATCTTCATTTTGAGTATTTATAGGAACATCTATATGAAATATTTTTCCTCTATTATAATCAAAAACATATAAATGTTCAGTATCTACAAATTGTTTATTAAGAGCTTTATAATTATTATCCTCAACTAATTGAAAATCTTTTATTTTAATATTAATAATATTTTTATATTCCATAATAATTTAATCATTAGAATAAGTTTTAAGATAGAAATTAAATTTGTTATTATTACGAACATAATAAATATCTTTATAATTATCGTATTGTAATAATTGTTGAATTTGTTCTTCAACTTCATCAGCAATATCTATATTAGCACTTATTATGTAATCTATAGTATTAGTTGCAAAATTAGGTTTTTTAATATATTTAAGTAAATTATAATCAAACACATTAGTTAAATCACTTAAAAGACAATCATGAACTAATGTAGTAATATAATAATTATAAGCAGGGTGCTTAATAAATTCAATTAAATTCATATCCTAAACTTTCAAGTTCTTTTTTAATCATATTAGAAATTATTTGTGCATTAGGGTGAGCAGCACTATCACTTCTAAGTTTTATAATATGTTTCCATTCATTAATAGAATAAGTATATATACATTTTGTAGCAGTATCAAGAGGAAGTACTCCACGAGCATCTTGACGAGAAAAATTATAATATTCTATAAGGAATTTATAAGTATTAAAACTATTATTACATTCATTAAGATATAAATCCACAGCTTCGTCTAATTCAAAACTATTATTATTGTTAAATAATTCAGCTTCAGCAGGACTTATCCAATAAGGACGACAAAGATTACCATTTTCATAAACATATCTTGTAGATTGTTCAGCTATATTATTAGGACTAACACGATTAAATTCTCTTGAAGTACTAATTTGAGTAATAATACAAAAAGTATATCTCATCATATTATAACCTATTTCATTATTAAAGAAAGTATCTTCAGATACTCTATAATAATTAATATAAGTAAGAAGAACTTGAGCATGAGCATTTACTTCTTGTTGTTCTTTTAAATCTAAAATAAAATTACCATTAGTAACAATATATAGTTTATTATTATGAAAAGTCCAATCTATATAAGGATTATTATCATATCTTGTTAAAGCAATAATAAGTCTACTTGTAAATTCTCCTATAACATAAACACTTTCATGTCTAAACATACTCCAATGATGTTTTTTAAGCAAAGTATTAATAGTAACATCATCATTACCTGTTTCTTTACCATAACAAACTCTTGCACATTTAGCAACATGAGCTTTAACGTCATCACCTTGTTTCCAAAGTCCTACAGAAGGTTCAATTATTTTCATATTAACTTATTTAAAAAATCCTATTTGTTTTCCAACATTTTCTTCTACAAAACAATAAGGTACACCATTCTCTGTTTTAATAATAAATTCTGGTTTATCAACAAATAATTGAAAATCTTTACAAACTTCAACTATTTGTCCAGTTCGATAAGGATTATTTGGTTCACTTTTAGCTTCATCAATAGCAATACACATTACAGCTTCATCTTTATATTTTGAACAATCTTCACAAGCAGTTTTACTATATCCAATAGCTTTACCATGAACATTTTCTATTTCTTTAGCATATTTTTTACTAAGTACACTATTCATAAGTATTTGTTCATTCATAGGTTTACCACAAATAGGACAAATTTCATGTACTAAAGCAAATCCTATTTTATTTTCTGACATATTTCTAAAACTTTATAAAATAATTGCATTAAATTTCCGTTATTATCAATCTCAAAGTCAACATCAAAATTAATACGTTCGCTATTATGTTCATCAAGATCTTGATTATCACGATTAATTTTAATCAATCCCCCGTAGAGGAGTTTATCATTATTACGAATAGCATTAGCTTCATTAGCAAATCTAACATCTGGTATGATACATAATGTTCTGGTTATAGCAGTATCTATAACTTTAGACATTGTAGAATTTATCCAAATATTATTGTCTATATAATTACGACAAATATCAGTACCAAAATATTGCATAAGTGCTCTAAGTTTAATATAAAGATTTTGTTTTTTAGCAGCAGAATATTGTATTACATTGTTTAAATTATTATCAATAAGATTACTAACTATATAATAATTTTTATCTCTAATTACTTCACCAAAAGTAATAAACTTACGATTAAAATAATCCCAATATTCATTATCTTTTTTTACTCTATCATCAAAAGCAGAACGAGGAATACTAAAAATAATACTCATAGCATCTTTCATACTATCAGCAAAATGAATAATTCTATCTTTATGAGAAATATCTATACTTTTTCTTCGTATAACATAATCTGCATAATTAGAACGAGTAATACCTGTTACAAATATATAATTAATCATACTTGCAACAGTATCTTTACCAGAATTTTTATGACCAGCTATACCAATAATACACTCTTTCATATAAAAAACATTTATTCTTTTAATAACGAACTTAATCCTGTTTTTAGAGTATTAATAAGATTTGTAACAGAGTTTCGCATTTCAGTAACAGCAATTAATTCAAGATTATTTTTCCACATAGCTAAACTACCTTCAGGATTACTAATACTATTCCTAATAGCTTCAAGATGATAAATACTTTTAGCATACATTTCAGCTTTATCAATATTTTCATCAAGAGCTTCTATGCTTCTAATATAATCTGAAAAATCTTTATTATTCATATAAGTAACTTTATTATCTTTAATACAAATATATAATATTTTTCTGAAATATATTAATTATTTTGACTCGATATAAAGCTATTTTTAGCTATTTAGATATTACATTGAACTATTTATCACTTAGTATAACATAATTCAATATAAAGCTAAAAACAGCTATTTATTGGCGTTTTATACGAGAAAGTAAGCTATAATAACAAAAAGTGGAAGCACTATAAATACTTCCACTATAATTAACACACTAAATAATAATAAAGACATCATAATCTCTTTCACTTTCAACATATTCTATTTCAATATTTCCTCGACGTTTAGTTTCTTGAATAACGTAATCTTTAATTTCTCCTCTTAGATTAATTTGACATCTGCCATAATTATCAACACGACAAATTCTACAATTATCATCAAATTTTCTATAACTAAGTAAAACATAATACTCTCTTGCAAAAGTATTTTTATTATTTCTCGCAACTTCAATATAATAACGATAATTACTTCCATTTGCAGGAAAAAATAATAGTTTACGTTTTATATCATAAAACGGTCTTTTAGGACTTATAACAGGATTAAGTATCTCATAATTATAAATACTCATAAATTATTTGTCAATAATGTAAGTTTGTTTAACATGAAAAGGTACTTGAGCTACACCACTTCTTTCTCCATATTCAACAAACATTTCTTTTCCAATAAAATCTTCTTTATTATCTAAAACATATTTTTGATAACTAAAAGAACCTCCAAGATGAACTTCAAAAGTTTCATCATTTATATCATTACGTAGTAAAAATAAAGGAATATCTTTACGTTTAACACCTTCTGGATAAATATCAACAATAGTAAATTTACCATCAGTAGATTTCTTATATTTAATCATACTAAGATTACGTTTACCATATTGATATTCAGCTTCAGGATTACGCATAATCAGACCTTCAAATCCTAAATCAATAAATTTATTTCTACGTTCATAAGCAACATCTTCATTACAAATATTATATTGAGGAAGTAATATAAATTTATCTTTATTGTTAAGATGATCTTCTTTTGAAGCAAATATATTATAATAACCTCCAACAGTAGTATAAAGATAATCTAATCGACTATATTGAGCAACATCATCAATAGCAATATCATAACACCAAAATTGAATAAGTTTATTTTCTTTACAAGTAGGATCTTTAACAAAATGATTAATTTCATTAACACTATGATCCGGAAGATATAATTCTCCATCGAGAATATAATGTTCTTCAATCATAGCATCAATTAGCTTCTTAGGAAATATATCTAAAAGATAACTTTCAAGAACATGTAAACTATTCCAATAAGTGCCTTCTCTACTTTGAAATTTAAGTCTTATAGTACCAAATAAATCATTATTGTTATGATATGCACTAATAAAACAGCGAAGACCATTAATTTTATATTGTCCAATATAGTTATTTACTTTTTTAAAAAGTCTATTATTAGTATTATCATAAACTTTAGCAAGCATAGGTAAAAGAGTACCGTCAGCAGTAGTACGATGAATAGGGAGATATTTATCAAGATATGATAATAGTTCTCCCTCTACGGGGAGTTGAACATTATCCTTTATATCCCATAGATTTTTATATCCAACTTTTAATTTAGCATTAATACGAGAAGTAATTTCTTCTCTTGGTTCTCTATTAATATAAATAATATCTTTAGTAATAGTTTTACTTATAATACCATGAAAAACTTCAATAAAATTATAATCTAAAGGACGAGCATACCAAACACAAGGTTGTCCAAAATTATTACGCCTATAAAGACCTTTATTATAATCAAACGGTAACATAAATAACTTATTTTTCTTTTTTAAAACTAAAAGTCATAGAACTAATAAGAACTCCAACTTCTTTTTTCTTTTTAACTTTCTTTTTCTTAGAAGCATCTAATTCTTCAAGTAAATTAGGATTATTAGAACTAATTTTTTCTAACGTTCTAAGATTTTCATAAATATAAGTTTCTTTTCCTGTAAAAATATCTTTAGTAGTATATTTAATAAATTTATTTTCAGGAAGTTTATTTTTAATTTTAGGATATGGTTTAACAGGAGCTTGAACAAAATCATTCATAACTTCAAATAAAATATTATCTATATGACAATTAATAAGTTTATCAAAATATTGATTATAAATAAATTGATTAGCTATTTTAATAAGATAATAATAATACTCGTTAATAAACATTTGATAAACAGGATAAGTAGTCATAATAACTCTTTTTCCTTCATAAACTCTTTTACAATTAAGATTAGTTAATATTTTATCAAGGATATTACAAATATCATTGTCTGTATTAAATTCTTTTGTTCTTTTCCAATCATTATATTCAATATTAGGATATTCTATTTTAATAATAATATTAATCTCTTCATTAGTATTAGGATTAAGTTCTTTCTTCTTTACTATCATAATATTCAATATTACAATCTTTATCAAAATCGTATAATTTAACAATTACATGACCTTTCATAAAACGACCAAGACCATTAAAATTTTTAATTTTATTATCAAAAACTTCTTTAGCATTATCTATATTATCAGTACAATAATAAAATTTAATAATTCCATCAATAATAACTTCTACAGCATAATTATATAACAGAACGTCGAACATTAGCTAATTTCTTTTTATCAATTTTATAAATAATAATACGTTCAGGTTTACCAATTAAACAATGATTAAATTGAAGCCATTTAATATTATTAGTAGTTTGATACCACTTAACCTTATTTTCTTTTAAAACAATAGTTCCTTTATCATAATTAAAACCAGAATAAACAAAGCTATTATCGTTATCTAATAAATGAAAACGATTAAGTATATTGCAATCTTCTTCACTATTGAAGTTAATTTCACCATAGACATATATATCTTTTCCGTCAATAATTTGTCCATCTTCTTTAGTATGACGTATAGAACCAAAATATTGTTTAGATTTATCAATACGAGCTTCTTGTTCTTCAGTAATAGCCTCCATAACAACAATTCTATTACCTTTACTCGAATCAGTAAGGCATAGTCTCGTCATATTGAAGATTCCCAGAATCTTTATTTCTTTGTCTTTTATCATAATTATAAATATATTTAATTCCTTTTTTAATAATAGATTTAAGTTGTTTAAGTGAATTATTAGAAACTAATTCTGCAAAATCTTTACTTTTATATCTTTTAGGAATAATAACAGGAATAATATTAAAATTTTCATATAACCAATTAGATTCATTTATTCCTGTAACATCATTATCCATAAGAGAACAAAGTTTACCTTTATTATCTTTAAGTTTACTTTTTAACCAATCATATTCATTCTGACGAAGTTTATAAGTTTCGTGAGGAATATTAATAACTCCAATTTTATCTATATTCATTCCCCCGTAGAGAAGAGACAGTCTCATCAGTGTTGCTCCTATACTAACTCTATCTTTAGTAGATTTAGTAATTACAATAATATCATAATTACTATAATTAAGATTATAAATACCTTCTAAATGATTACAATTAGTTATAAATCTTGTATAACTTTTATCTCGTTTAGGAAAATATAATTTAATATTATTAATACCATTTCTATCTTTTCCTAATAAATATCCATAACAAGGATCGTTAGTATTATAATAATATTTTGGTTCAGGATTAACATTTCTATTAATATAATATTGTTCTACAGGGTAAATAAAATTAATATTTAAAAATTGTAATGGAACACCAAATTTATCCCAATATTCTTTATCGTTATTATTCCATTCTCTAATAACTAATTCAATGTTAGGTTTTTTATGTTTTGTATTAATAATAGCTGTATTTATTTCATTAACAAGATTAATATCTTTTTCTTGCCTATAAAATATATCTTTAAACGTAAAAGTAATATGACGAAGAACTTTTATAAAATCTTCTTTATTACGAATATTATATTCTCTATTATAAATATTGCTCATAATATAAGCAACAACATCAAAAGCGTCACCCCAAAAGAAACCACTAAAATCTCTAAATTTTAGTTTTCCTTTATTATCATATTTAAAACCACAAGTAGGGTGAATATCTTCTCTTATAGGAGAACATATTAATTCGCCAGTATCAATACAATGTTGAATAATATTATTAGATAAATTAAGATAAGTACTAAAAATACTAATTTGAGAAATTTTATCTAAAATAGTTTGTTTTGTTAATTTACTCGAATTTATATTTCTCACTATAACATTATTAAAAAATAACTCCAACCATATAATTAAATACAGTTGGAGTTATAATTAAGAAAATAATAAATTAATATTAGAAAGGCATGTCATCTATGGTCTGACTGTAAATATCTGTACCCATAGGATTCATAGTTTGGTCTATAGCAACCCCACCCATCATAGGAGCCATTCCTCCAACAGCAGGCATATTAGGAGTTTTTGGCTTTTCAACATTCATAATAAGAATAGTTTCTTTAACCAAATCTATTTTAATAGAAGGAATAGCATTTTGTTGATAAATCTCAATACAACCTTCTCCAACAAATTGAGGAAGACTTAAATCTCCATTATTAATAGGAGTCCAAGATTTTCTACTCTTAACATAACGAAGAAGTTTAAGCCAAACAGGAATAAATTTATTATTTTTATCATGATAAACGGGTTTACCATCTTTACCACGATTCATAATATTTTCAAAGTTTTCAAATAAAACTTTCCAAGCATTAATAACAATTTCTGTATCTACAGAAACATATTCACCTTGTTCATCAAAATCTTCAAACGTCAAAGATAAAGCAGTAGCTTCTTCGTCTGTCAATTCACGACCTTTAAGATAATAAACATTTAAAACATGTTTAAGCCAATCAAAAACAGAATTAACTTTCCATTCTTCTTTACCGCCCGGAATAGTATTTACATTAGATTCAACGGCAGTAAATGTTTTAGAAACATAATGACGTTTATTTGGATCTTCTTCATTAGAAGCAAAAGTCAAAGTAAGTTTAGGAATTTCAAAACCATTAAAAGAAGGCATTCCTGTTTTATCTTCTCCGATAGTTATAGTACTATATTTAACTTCTTCGAGATGACCTAAAAATAAACCATTAGGTTTAGCTTGATCATTGCCAAACTTAAGACGTGCTGTTCCACGAGCAGAACCTAAACCACGATGAGATACTTTTTTAACTTCTTCAATAGGAGTTTCTTGATTAACTGTTTCTTTTGACATAAAAATTCATTTTAAAAATTAAGCTTAATTTATACTAATATACCCGATAACATACTTATTAAAAATATATTATCGGGCAATATTAAAAAATCTATTATGACAAACAATAAATTACTCTTCTACTTCAGATTCACCTTCTTCTTTTGAACCAACACGAGCAGGAGCTTTATCAACAAATTCCTTAAGCAGATAAGCCTTAACAGTAATAACTTCATGACCATTATCTACAGGAATATCTTGAATTTCGTCCAAATTAATAGTGTAAACACGATTCATTTTAGTAGCTTCATCACCCATGTCAGCTTTAAGCTGTTTCCAAACATTAGCATCAGTAAATGTAAGAGACGTACCAGTACCAGTCAATCCAGCAGGATTAGCAGTTTTAGAACCTTTATATTTAGGTAATTCACGAGGTTTAACAAAAGAAGAAAGAATATCCATTTGTTCTTCTTTAGTAACACCATCACGACTCAAAGCGTCTTTAATTTCTTCCGGAGCATTTTCAAGAGCAGAAGCTAACATTTCTTCAAAATTTTGGGAAACAAAACGAAGTTTATCATGTTTAGTAAGACGTTCAGTAGTCGTTTTAGCATTACCTTTGCTATCATATACTACAAAACCTTTGGCAACAGCCCACATATCAAATTCTTTGTGAATAGCAATAACAGATTCAGGAGAACCAACTTCCAAACCATTAGCTTCACAGAAAGAAGTATAGGCTTCAGCTTTAGTATCAATAGCTGCGTTAATTTCATCTATATTATGCAAGAAAGTAACATAATCTCCAGAAGACAAACCAAGAGCACGACTTACAGGAGGAGTCATACGGAAATTACCTTCAGTAGAAACAGCAATAAGTTGCGGTTCAGCAGCTACATTTCTTTGACCAGCGTTAACAGCAGAAAATCCAAAGCTCATACCATTTACAGTTTTCATAACTTTAAGTTTTTAAAAGGTTTAATAAATTTGTTATTTAAAAATGTTTTGAAGATAAATAATTTCTTTTCTTACAACAGTTTCTAAATCTTCAATCAAAACTGTTATATTTTATTCAGATACAATATAACTAAAATCTTATATTTCAATAATATCTGAATCAGTAATATCAATATTATTAATTTGCTTTAACTCAGTTGTTTCCATAACACCCATAAGAAAATCAGAAGCTATATCACGAGCAGCATACACAAAAGCTCTATGACCAACCATAACTTTCGGATATTTTTTATAAGTATCTTTTTCAAAACAACCAGCAGTACAAGCATCAAGATAAGAAAAACGACCAACACTTCGTGTTTCAACAACTTTACCAAATATTTCTCTATATCTAATAATTTCGTATTCGGTAACGTAATCAATAGGTTGATTAGCAATACGAATTACAGGAATTTTACCAGATTGAGAAATAGCAGCAATTTGTTGTTTATTAATAGCAATACCAAATTGTTTAGAATTTAAATTATAATCTTTATAAATATTACCATTTAAATCTTGATAATAGCGAGTAGGATATAAATAAATATGTTCTCTATCAATATCTTTCTCGCTTAATTCATCAGCTTCTTTCTTATCTTTACAACGAATAGCATAATCAGGAAGTTTATCGTCAGTATAAGCATTAATGCCATCTGTATATTCATACAGAGGTTGATAGTCTTTAACACATCTCCAAAAACAACCTGCCTTTGACAATAGTGCTTTAATAATATGAATATCAATACCCGTTTTACCATTAATAACGTGAATATGTTCAAGACAAGAACTAAAAGGAAGTTTTAAATCTTGTGCTCGCATTAGTATTGCAAGTCCCTCATTAACACTTTTAATTCCTCCTTTTTCACTTCTTGAAATCTTAGTAAGAAAATTCTCAGCAGCAATTAATTGTTTTTCATCAAACAAATTAATAGCATTAATAGTGTCTTTATTAACTTCTATAACTTCACGTTTAGCAACAGGTACTTTATCACTGACTTTTTGTAATTGAGCAGGAGATTCATTCTCAACTACATTAGTTTCTTTTTCATCGTTTGCCATAATGTCAATGAGCACTTGCTTGTTTAACTACATTACAATAATAACACATTTTTCTATAACTACAAAATAATATCGCCCGAAATTTCATCTATCATTAAATTATTCTCTGTATCATTTATTACCATAATAGTATTATTCATCTTCTCCTTTAATAGCTTTTCTTCTTCGATAGTACTATTACAATATACTCTATATGTTTTAGTAATATTATCGCCAAATTTAACATTACTAAAACGAGTTTTAAGTTCAACAATATTATCACATAACGGAGAAGTAAATATAACCATATCACAAGCTATTTTTAGCTCTACATTGGACGATTGTTTGATAGATAATATACTAATATTCCCATTGTTAAATCGCTTCTCATTAAGCGTCGATTGGGCTTGCGATTTGAGCATTCTAAATTGTCCTTTATTAACGCCAGACTTAACATAAATAGGATTACCTTCATCATCAGTAGCAATACAATCAGCAATACAATCATGATAATCACCACAAATTTTATAAACAATACCATCAGCAGACAGATTTTGATTATTATCATTTAAAAATTTAGTGACTTGCGCAGCAAATTCTCCACGCTTAGATACAATTAATATTTTCTTATCTTTATTAGCATTACAAATATCATTAATAATATTTAGTTTATCAACATTATCAGTACATAAATCTCTTCTTAACTTAGTAATACTATAAAAATTTCGAGCTTTTTCTTCTAAAATATTAGGATTATAAATATCATCAATTTGTTTATAAAAAGCAATATTAGTATCTAAATCATGTCTCCAACCATTTTGTTTAGCAATATTATTACGAAATTCAGTAGCACTTATATTTAAAACTTCATCTCCATATTTACATTTTTCAATAGTTTTTAAATCGCCAAAAATAGAAACACAATCATTTATATAATTAGTATATTTATCATAAGTAGCTCTATCAGTATCAGACATATCCACTCCAATCCTGTGTTCCTCTACGGGGGAATGAATATAGTCATTCCTTACTTTATTAGAAATATTATCTACATTAATATTAGGAAGTATTGCGCGAGTACGAGTAATAAAATCATTATCCATAATATTCTCTGTAAGAATACCAATCATAAACTTACTATTAACATATAAATGATTAAGTAACATATATTTATCATTTATACCAACAGTAATAATTAGTTTATAAGAATAATGATATTTAGGATTAACATAATCGGCACTTAAAATTCTAATATTATAACCATCTTCTGTGGTCATATTATTAGCTTTAAAACAATCAACTAATTTCTTTCTTGTTTCATATTTATCTACAACGATAAAAATAGCGTCATCTTTATTTTTACTATGAAACTTTAATATAATATTAAATACTATATCAGTAATAATTTCCTTAGTAAAACAATAAAAACTTGCACGACCTTTAAGACGTTGAAAACCATCAAGAACTTGTTGAATAACTTTTTCTTTAATCTTCATTATCGTCAAATAAAGAATTATACATACCAGAATGTTTTTTAATTAACATTTTACCAGATTTAAGTTTAGCTTTAACATCACCTTTTTGTTTAGTACTAATACCTAATTTAATAGGATCAATAATTTTTAATGCTTCTTTAAAATAATAATTATAATTAATATTACGATATTCAATACGTTTATCGTCTAAAGAATTTAATACAGTTACTTTATAACCAACACAAAGATTACTTTTTATAAGAGTATTATTGTTGACTTTCTTTACACTACCACCTTGATTAGATACATAAAATCTAACATTTCTTTGGAGTTCTGTACAAGTTACTCCATCATCAAATTCAACATGAAATTGTCTACCAACATTTTGAGATTTACAAAAATCAAGAATATTGGTTGATTCATATAATGTTTCTAATACAGGTTTATTATAAAGAAAATAATTAACAACAGCTTGTGCTACAATAGGCATATCATAACCTTTACTTAAATCAATCGCATACATTTTAGGGTGTAAAGCACCTTTATATGTAGTTTTACCATTAATTTCTTCAACAATATAATTATTAATATCGCGATTAATATAACATTTATATTCTTCAGCGTCAGCATCTAATTTAGTGAGTTGTTTCCAATTATTAGAAATAGATTCAAATTTATCTTTATCTTTCTTATAAAGTTTAACAACTATGCCATCAGTATTAGCACTTATAACTTCTATACCAGCTAATTCAAGTTCTTCACACAACATTAAAATCATTAATTGTCCATTTATGGTAACTTTAAGAACAGCAAGTCTATCATAAAGACTACCAGATTCAAAACCTAATTTACCATATATAGAATTAATAACAATCTTTAATGCTTGTGCAAGAATATCTTTTGGAATACCGTCAATAAGATCTTCTTCACTATGTTTAGCAGCAATACGGGTATCTTTAAGCCAACTGACAAGTTTTGTAAAAACACCTTCGTTTAAATGTGCAGGAGCAATATGATACACAGACATAATACTGGGATAAAATGAAGAAATATCAAAATGTATATAAATATAACTATCATCAGTTATAATATCCCATATAGATGGAGCATCTTTATCTTTACAACCACCTCCTTTACAATCAGATAATGTTAAATTCCCCATAGAGGGAGAATCAATATAAATTAGCTTACTCTTTAATTCTCTTGGAATATCTTGACTATGAAGTCCACCTGTTGCAATACTATAAACAAGTTTATTAATAGTTATTTCAAACCAACCAGTATCATTATTGGTTTTAAGATATTTAAATTCAGGATATTTATTAGACACTTCTTTAAGAGCTTTTTTACTTGTTGAATAAACAACAACTTTTTTCATTTCTTCAAGAAGTTCTTGACATTCTTTAGTTTTAAATTTAATAAAAGGAAAAATAACTTTTTTAAAAGCCATAGCAGTACGTTCAGTTTTATTACCTTGCCATTGATTTGGAGTTAAACCACTAAACTCGCTATAAAACTTTATAAAAAGTTTATCAGCAATATTACTTCGAGAACTACTTAAAACATCAACCCCATAAGCATAAGATATATTATAACGTAAACGAATTTCATCTATATAAAGTCTTATCATTTCACATAGAATAAAAGAATCATTCATATTATAATACATAGTAGGTTCAATCCATTCATCGATAATATATCTATCCCACTTTTCAACTAACTTATTAAGATTTTCAACATTTATGCCTTTAAGAGTATTATCTTTTTCATAAAAATGTTTATCTTTATCAGATATAGGAGGAAGTTCATATTCAAGTAGTTCATACCATTGAAGATTAATACTTGTTTGTTTAAGACTTTTAGGAAAATAAACAGTTTTTCCATTTTTATCAACTCCTTTGCCAACTTTATTAAGAGCAAATACAGTCATTAAATCAACATCTGTATAAGGAAGTTTATACTTACTTAAAGTACCAAGTAAATAATCATGTTTAAATATTTCATAATCATTTTGAGAAGAAATAATCTTTTTTGAAGTTTCATATAATTTAGTAATAAGTTCTTTAGTATTATCTGTTTGATTAGAAAACATAAGAAAAGCGGCAACCATTAATTTATCATATTTAGAACTATTAAAACCAAACATATCGGTACGAACAGGAATTTGTTTTTCAATATCATTCTCTTTTTGTATTTCATAATGTGGTCTAAGTCCATTAATAAATCCAAGCATAGTTAATAGTTGAGAATCATCTTTATCAGTAATATAAAAACTATATTTAATTACTGAATTAAGTTTTTCTTTAATTTCTTTTACAGTATATTTTTGAACTAATGGAATAGGAGCTTTTTTCTTATCGTTTTCATCATAACAATCTTTAAATACTTTAAGATAATCATTAACTTCAATTATACTTATACTAAAAAAGTTTTTTAAAACTTCAACATCATAAGCATAACTACGTATCATATATAGCCTCTTTAAATTGTCTTACAAAAACATCTTTAAGATTTTGATTATCATAATATATAACAGCAGGGCTAATAACAGTTTTAACGTTATATTTTCCTCTATTATAATTATATAATCCAAAATCATATAATTGTTTATCAAAAATAATTAATTTAATAGGTTTTATACGACTAAGTTCGTAATATAAATTACAAATACAATTTTTAATAGCTTCTTTTTCTAAATTAAAATCTGTTTTATTAATACATTTAATAGTACGAGCTACATAACAATTTTCAAGAAGTTCTTTACCTGTAATATCTTTATATGTATCTCGTACAATTTTTAATATATTATTATAATTAACGTCAGCTTTAATATCATAAGAAGGCAAAATAATCATAGTATCAGTGATTCTATTTCCTGTACCAAATACAATAGTATCATTTTCTTTACTATATAATTTTAAAGGGCAATTATAACAAGTGCTTATTTTATTAATAAATAATTGACTACTATAATATTCAATACTTAATTTAATATTTTTATTTTTACGTTTAATTCCCATAACATAAAATTAATTCTTTTCTTGCACGAGAACATGCTACATATAGTCTACGAAGTAGATCATCTTGATTAGAATAAGGACGACCATTTTTATCATAAACAATATCATTAACGTCCACAAATACAACATCATAAGTAGAACCTTGCATAAACATTGCGACTTTCATCGCAAACCTGACTATATCTTAAACTATTCAATATATTTCCAATTATATCCATAAGGTTTATATATAAGTTTGCCTGTAAGAACTTTATGAACATTACTATAAGCACTTTTACTTCCTATGAACTCATTAATTTCAAATCCGTATTCAAAACTTTTAATAAGATTATTTTCTTTATAAGCTCCAATTTTTATTTCTAATCTTTGAGCCATAGGATTATTTTTACCTTTTCTTATAGCACTTAAATGTTCAGCAAAACCTTTAGGTTTTTTACGTCCTTTAATAGCGTTGGAAATTTTACGTCCAATAATAGATTTTTCATTATCAGATTTATTAATTGCTGTATATCCACCAATACCCCCATTTGTTTCATTCAATAAATTAGGATTGATTTTACGATAATAATTTATATAATATTTTTCCATAAAATCAGTATCATTAAAAGGTTTATCAGTATCAACAACTCTTAATAATTTAACTTGAACTCTAAGAGGTAAATAACTATCAAGAAATTTAAATAATTTAGTCATAGTTCGTTTTCCTCTTTTAGCCTCATTAAGTTTCCAATAATGAGAATCTAATCTGTGTTCAATAGAAGTTCTTGTTTGTCCAACATAAATAACTTCTTGTGTACTTGGATATACAAGACCATAAATATTTATTATCATAACAATATAAATTTTAATTTCATTATAAATATATTATTTATGAATTGTAATTCCAAATAGTTTTATGAATAGTTTGTCCCCATTTCCCAGCATTACTGCCAGTACTCCTTTCGGATAGTCGATGAGCCTTACCATTAAAATGTTTCTCAACATAATGAGTGGTCTTGGTTGCTGATTGTCATATAATAATAATTTTTCAAGCATTCACGCTTAGATTTTCATCTTACGTTGTAGCATTATTATCTTCACGATGTTCCAGCAGTTAAAGGACTTTTACAAGAGCCAATACTAACTCTTGTGGCTCGTAATCGCAAATCCATAATCTAAATCTCTACTATAAATAATCTTTCCATTACGATTAACTATATTAGCAGCAATAAGATATTTCTTTTTAAAGTCATAATATTGTTTCCATTTATTTGCACGAGTGCCACCTGTAGCTTTTTTAGCAGTTTCTATTAAATCTGTAATAACTTTATGATATTTTAATATAGTAAATTTATCTCTATGATCTATAATAAATAAAGGTTTAGTAATATTACCTCCATGTACTAATTGAAATTTAGTTAAAAAACCTTTAAATCCATAAGTATCATCAACAAAATTAACAATATCATTAATTATATATTCTTCTGAATTATTGATAATGGTTTCCATAAATTCATTAACAATAGTTTCATAAGACATAATTAAATCATTTTTAGTAATAATACTTTTATCAGCGTCTTTTATTATATTATTACGAATATAATTATTCCAATTAGAAACGCAAGCATTAGTATATGCAATAATTCTATACATATCTATGTTATTGGTATATTCTTCATTTGAAAAACAACTATCTATAATATTATTAAAATGAATTTTATTACATATACTAAAACCTTCTCCAATTTCATTATATATAGTAGCACCTGCATTTTTACTTATATATTCTAAAAAAACATAACTTTTATTAGTAATATCACTTCGTAATAAATCTAATAAATTAGAAATAGGATTAGTTATAGATTGTCTAACAATTTCTTTTAATACAAAAACTTTATTACATTTATAAAAAGCACTTGATTTAGTTTCATTAACAGGAGCAAGTTGTGAAGAATCACCAATAAATATAAGTTTAATATTTAATTGTTTACATTGTTCACATATATAGTTAACAATTTTAGAAGGAAGCATAGAAGCCTCATCAACTAATAATAATTTAATATTATCAAGTTTTGGTTCAGCCATAGGATTAAATTGAGGATTATTAGGATCAAAATCTTCTAATCTTAAATCTAATCTTAAGCCAAGAGTACTTTGAATAGTATCAACAGGTCTATTTCCAATAGCTTGGCTAAACACTCTACATGCTTTATGAGTAGAAGAAGTACATTTAATTACACTATTACTATATTTACAATTATTAATAATATATTTAGTAATAAAAGTTTTACCTGTACCACCAGCTCCAATTAATCCGACTATATATTTAGCCGGATTAAAAGGAGAAGCTATAAAATCAATAATACCGTCTATAGCTTTTTGTTGATCATTAGTAAACTTATATTTATCATTATTGTTTACACGTTCACCAATCTTAAATTCATTCATTTCTTTCTCTCAATATTTTATCGATACGAGCTTGATTAAGTCCATCATAGTTATCTTTATATTCTTTAAAAATATTAGATGCTTTATCATCTTCATAATCAATATAGCTTTCTTTAATATCAAAATATTGCTGTTTATCATAATTATTAACAACAATATTTCCTTTAACAATACAACCTACACAAAAAGGCAAATAATATAGAATATCAAGTTCTTGATTAAGATTATCACATCTAATATAAATATTACGAATAGATTTCTTTTCTAATTCTTGCATATAAATATTAGAAGCACCTTTACAAGTAAAACATTCTTGTTTAATAAGAACAACACTATCTTCCATTAAAACTTTATAAGAACCATCTTTATCAATAAAAACAATTCCTTTAGCTTTTCTAACTTTAATAGTATATTTTTCTTTAATAACTTTATATTTACCTTTGTTATTCTTTTTAACAGGAGTTGAAAAATCAAATATTGGCATAATAATAGTTTTAATAGATTATTTTTTCATTATTTTCTTAGTAAACTTAACCATATCAAGTTTAAGTTGTTTTCTTTCTTTTTTAGAAATTTTTCTATCATCGTCATTTCCAAATTCTCTATTAATAATTTTTCTATTACTATTAATAGTTTTAAATATAATATAACTATATCCACAATAATGACAAAGATAATCTATTTTTCCCCAAGTACCATTACCAACTTCATTAGAATCTTTTTTAACTTGTACTATTTTATTGGCGTAATCAACAGAAACATCTGCTTTTTTAGTAATACTTTTAATAACACTCACTTCATCATAATTTTTCTTTTTCATAACTTTACGTGATTTAATTTGTTTATTAATATTATTATTTATATTTATAATAATGGCTCGGCTTTGCCTCGCCACACTATTCGTTTCCCCGTAGAGGAGTACATCGCATACCAGCTTTATATCTGCTTATTATTCTATATAATAATCACAAAATAAAACTTTTGGTTCAATATTAACTTCAACACCAATATCTTTTAATGTATCAATCTCCATATATTTTTTAGCTATATCATCTTCATAAACATGAATTAAACCTATAGCTTCTTCTTTACTTCTGGCAGCAATAACCATACCGCCACCTCTATATCCTGTACCAACAGTTATACTATATAATTTACAATTAGCCATAATTAATATTTTTAGATTATGATAGCTATTTTTAGCTTAATACAAAGACTTATTCTTAATTAAATAACTTGTATTACTTAGTATATGATAATACAATGTTAAGCTAAAATTAGCTATTATTAAACGTTTAACAAATTAAGTTTGCTATATCTTGATAATCGATAATAAACTAACATAATAATTAACATTATAATCAACAATATAATTACAATGCTCATTATTATAAATAAAAACAGGAACTTATTTCACAACAAATTCCTGTCATAATGGATAGGTAAATCCACAGTTTGGTTCATAACAACATCTCTTTTCACAAAGAGTTTTACTTTAGCAATAATACTATTATGAATATCTATAGTAAAAATAAATTGAAACAATGAATAAACAAACTATGATATACAATAATTGTATTATTGCTATTATTTCAATTTTGGTTTTTTTTCGATTCTTCTTCATTAATAATCATATTAATAAGATTTTCTTTACGAAGTTTACTTAAGTCTTCTTTAGTAGGTTTATAAGAAGATTTATTACAACGTTCATTTCTTTTATTGACAATATCTTTAATATTATCTTTAACTTGTTTGCAAATATAATAGCTATATTTACTTAAAATGATTTCAATATCCTTAACAATATTATAATAATTATCTATTTCATCTGCGTCAAGAAGTTCTAATTCTTCTCTACTAACTTTTTTAAGATTATTAAGAGCAATAATAATATTATAATGAAGTAAATTGTCAACTTCATTATAATCTTTAGCCCAATCAACAAAAAGTTTAGTATCAGCAATCATATCTTTAAATATATCGCTTTTACTTTTATCAAAAGACTCTTTAATACTATTAGCAATTTCATCTATTAAATTACTAATACTTTGTTTAGAGCTATCAAATTCAATTGTTTTTAGTTTCATAATAAATAAGTTTACTAAATTAATAATTTAAAAGATAGTGTTACTATTATCACTAACCGTAACACTTATAACTATGAAAGTTCTAAAACAAGCATGTTCAATTATCACTAATTCCCATACTTTAAGATTTCAGGTTCAATCACAAAATGTATCAAATTCTTCGTCATCTTCATCTGGCATATCATTCCAATTTACATCGTCATAATCTGTATCATAAAGATAACTTGGAATTTCAATCTCGACAGATATATCGTTATCGTTATTCTCCATAATCATAATTATAAGATTAAGTTTAAATCCCCGTAAAGTAATCAATGATATATCGTTCTTCTCTACGGGGATTTATACCAAATAAATTTTAATCTTCAACATCAACAGATTTAATGTCTGCATTCTGTTTATTAAGTTCGATTATTTTATTAACATTATCGGAAGAAATATCAGCAATATGATCATCACTTAATTCTTCAGAACAAAACTTATTAATAGTTTCTTGTGCAATCTCTGCAAAACATTGAAAAGAAGCAATTAAACTATTAATGAAAAAAGTTTCATTATAATTATACTCATGATTCAAACCGTTAGTATTTATAACAAACTTATTCCAAAGAAATTTAATATAAGGACGTTTAGTCTTAATTTCATCTCTTGTAAATAAAGTATTAATAATACCTTTTGCAGTAAATCGACGAATTTCTGCATTAAATTTAATAATAAATACAATTTCAAGAATATGCTTAGGAAGTTTAGCATATCTTTCAGGAACATAAGCGCGTTTATGTTCTTTTTTATTTTTATTATTCTGCTTACCTCTATAAAAATCATTAATAGGCCTCATAGTATTTTCGTTAACACCTTCATTTTCTTTTTGAGAATTAACACCATTATCATTAACAGACTTTTTTAAATTCTCAACAACAGATTGTTCAATGTCCATAATTTTATTTGTTTAAAGATTAATAGTAAGATTAATATTTTCTGTAAATATAAAAACAATTACAATACCATACAAGATATTTAATATATTTTTTTCGTCATATGTTTAACTTCTTGATTATAATCATGCTAAAAAGCATATTATAGGCTTAACAGCATAAATAATGTAATAATATCAACAATAATCATATTATAAACAATATAAATATTAGTAGTAACAATATTTCTATCATTACTACTAATATTATATGTTATAATTAGAAGCCCATCAACTTGTCTGCAAATCTCGCAGCCATCTTTTCTCCAGTTTTACCAAGTTTAAAACCAATAATATGATTAATAATAACATCATGATCATAAACTTGAACAGTAGCATCACTTCTTGTACTAAATGGATTAGTAAATTGTTCTCCAGCAACAATTTCTTGTTGAAGAATATCAACACTACCTCCGTTAAATATCAAGTTAAGAGCTTGAGGATTATTAAGAAGAGCATTAGCCATCCAACCAAGTTCATCATCTTCTTTAAGTGCTCCAACAATAGCATATAAAGAAGTAAATAAGGTATTAGTCATACCTTCTTGATAAGTAATACCATTATCGTTACTTACAAAGCCACGAATAGGATTACTAAGAGTAAAGCTAACCATAGTATAGTTATCTTTCTCAGTAAAATTAACGTTTTTAATTCTAACAGAATTAATACGTTTACAACCAGCAGCAATTAATTTCTTAATGCAGTTTTGATAACTAACATTAACCATTTCATTACTTGCATTTTCAGCACCATTTTCAACTTGAACACTAACTTGTTCTACAGTTGCAGCATTTTCTTTAGCCATAACTAATAATTTTTAATTGTTAATAATGATAATTATAATGATAACGTTAATAAAACTATTAAAAGTCTTATCAATCACATATCCAAAATTTATTATGTTATTGTATGAGGTGAATAAATATATTATTCAATAAGTAAAGCTGTTGCTAAACCTATTGAATAATATAATAATCATAAATTTTGTATTACTAATACTGATGTAAATAGAAATACTGCTAAATATAATACTATTTTTATAGTATCTTTAAGTTTTATTGAATCTCCTATTTGTTTTATTTTTACAAAACATATTGCAGTTACCACTGCATATATTATTCCTAATAATATTAATTTGATCATATCTGTTTAAGTTTTATATTGTGTTACACAAAAGGTTTTATATAAGAGTTATAAACTGTAACTTACTATAACTTAATAACATAAAGTTATACGTAGTTAAAGAGTGAGTCTTAAACTTGTTTAAGATGAACCTAATCAAACAAAAGCAAATAAAGCTCTTAAAAGAGTTATTAAATAAGCTAAAACAGAAGCTAAAACAAAAGTTTTAAATAAAGCTATTTGAGTTGTTATTTAAACTATTATTATATACAATATTGATAATAGTCTTAAAAGAGAAATTAATAAGAATAAAGTAAAAGATTTAGATGAAAGTAATTGGCTTGTTGTTTAATAAGCTATTAATAAGAATATTAATAGAATTAATTATAATTGTAATAATAAAATTAAAGATAATAATTTAAATAAAGTTATTGATAATAGAAATTAAAGTTGAAATAATAAAGTTGAAATTAAGAGTTTAGATAAAGCTGTTTAAGTTGTTGTTTAAACTATTGTTAATAATATTATTGACAATAGAAATAAAAATAAAAATAATCAAGCTGAAATTAAAGTTTAAGATGTTTTGATTAGCTTGTTGTTTGACACAGCATACTGAAGTCTTGAATAGAGAGATAAAGAGGGAAAAGAGAAAGGAAATAGCAAGGGTGTGGGGTGTGTTCCTCCTATTGCTACTGCCACTATTGCTACTGCCACTAATGCTCTAAATAGCCTCAAATAGCTTAATTTCGCATTTTCTCTTCTCCTTACTCTCTATCATATCTTATTCAATCGTTCAATATAGAGCTAATAACAGCTATCTACGAGCATTTAGATTTCATTAACTTTAAAACCTTTTGACAGTCACTAACTGCATTAGCAACATCTCTATTAATCGCTTGAATAGCATACATGATTACACCAGCTTCATCAACTGCGCGTCTATCATTACTCAAATCTTTATTAATTAGCTCATTAAGTTTATAAACGATCTCTTTAATATATTCGTGACACATATATTTACGACTTGCAATAACTTTTTTGTCAGTTTCAGTTAATTCTTCAAAGTTAACCTTGTCAATGTCTTCAATATTATCACTAATACATTCATCATCTTTTAAAATAACGTTATTATAATAATCAAGCATATAATCATCTACACTTTTATTAGCTTTAATTGCTTCATCTTTAATTAGTTCATCAATTTCATTATCACTTAAGTTAGTTTTAATAGCAATATATTTAAAAACTTTATCAACAATACCATTAGATATTGCATTAGGTTTTAAAATAAAATGCTTATAATAATCAAGTATATAATCGTTACATGCTTGATTATTAATATCAGCTTGTTTAGTAATAAACTCAAATACTTGAATATTATCAATATTATATCTTTTAGAGATATGAGCATAAACAGCTTTAATAATGTCATTTGTGATTTTAATATTTTCTTCCATAGGTTTAAAATTTTAATTAATAATATAATTAGTAAAAGGCTTAATAGAACTGTTAATTGTAATATTAACTTGTTTCCAAAATTTATTATGTTATAGTATGAGGTATAGAGTTTGAAAAACTCCAACAGCAGGAACTTAATCCTGCCATTGGAGTATAAGCTCGAATTAGATTTCGAGCATTTTGTCAAGCATGTCATCGAGTTTTGTCTGAACACGTTCAGTAACACGAATATCTACAATAGAAGTAGAATAGCCATCGTGTTCGTGAGTACAAACTTCGCCGTCCGCTGTAACGTATTCTTCGCCAGTACTGAAATGTCTACGTTCAAGTTGCATTTTCGCATTACGAAGAACAGCTTGAAGTTCAGCAGCCCCAAATCCTGTCACTCCATTAGAACGAAGACCAGCTTCTTTCTTCTTGGTATACAGAATATCAAGACCTTCGACAATGTTAAGACATTGAGCAATCAAAACAGAAGGAACAAAATCAATGTAGTCAATCTCTGTAAGATTGTAATTGCCATTCATGTCTTTTGCATAGCCTTGAAAAGGACTATCAAATTGAACACGATAACGAATATTGTCGCCTGTTGAGTAAACTCTAACGGCTTTAACAACTACGTTGATAACACTCACTTCGTTTTCAGCTTTTGAAGTAGCCATGACTGTAATGCTCTCTTTCAGAGTCTCACCAATTTAACGACTTGGTTGCCGAGCGTTTGGTTAGTAATAACAGTGTCAACAATAACGCCACATGTTGTACACCAAGATTTATTATGTTATTGTATGAGGTATGCAATATAAATAAAAATAGCTAATATAACAAGATTATCTCTCGCTGTATTAGCTATATTATAATTACGATAATAACCAAGAAGTCAAACACCAATAAACTCCATAACATAAAGCAATAACAAGTAATGCACAACCAATTAAGTCAGCAATAATCGTTATTACATGTTTATCTTCATTTGTTAACTTCTTGAATAAATTTAATTTTAATTTCATAGTTATCAATGTCAGTCTCACACCGAACTCTCTGCATTGTGTTAGTAATAACATCGTCAGTGCCATGCAGTGCAACACCTTGATGAGTATAATATTTATTATACCAAGATTTATTATGTTGAAGTATGAGGTGTTTGGCACTTTCATGACGGGGGTATTCAAAACTATCAATAGCACCGGGGGTAGTCTACTACATACCTCCCCGTACACATTCATAAACCTCAAATTTTAAATTAATATTATCAACTTTATTATCAACTTTATTATTTCTTATATTTTCCCCACTATTTTCTTTATCATTTTCTATTTCATAAATCTCAAATTTCATAGTATCATTACTTCTCATTTTATCTCTCATTTTATATTTATCATTATTACTCTTATTATCTTTTATTAAATCTTAAATTTTAAATTATCTACTTTACTATATGTTTTATTATCTACTTCATTAGTCTTTTTCTTTATTTACTTCCTATTTTATCATTTCTTTTATCTCTATATTTATTATACACATAAACTTCAAACTTTAAATCAACACTATCTTTCATATTACTTCTCTTATTATTTTCTACATTATTTTTACTATCTTATTTATCATTATTTCTTCTATTATTTTCTCCAGTATTACTTTTTGTTACTTTCTTTATAAATCTTATTGTTGTAGTTATAACTATTTCCATATCTATTTTCTGCTTTATGTTTGCTTTAAAACAACAATCGACAACAGTTTAATAACTATTGTCGATAACTATAACCTAAAACTATCAATCTTAATGCTCTAAAATAATCTTTCCATTACTATCAACTTTGCAACCATCAGGATATTTAATTTTATATTTAGCAATAAATTCTCCAAGATTGCCTTTAAATATCATATTATGATTAACAACATAAATAGATTTACGAGTAGTACGAGCAATAATTTTATTATTAATGGCATCTTCTATAGCATTATAAAAACAATTCTTTTGAAGACCAGAAAATTGCATAAAATCTTTTTCTGTAATTTCAACATAATTGCCGTTATAAATAATATTAAGACGAATATATGAAGCGAGAAGTAAAGTATCTCTACGAAGTTTATATGCGATTAAATCGAACAATTCTCCAGCAATACTATACTTAATTCCTTTAGTACAAGATTTATTAATATAAACCTGATAATTATTAACAATACTATTAAGTATTTCTTTTTCTTCTATTTCAACATCAAGAGAAAATTTAGTAGGAATAATTTTAGCGGCATCTTCTTCTGCATAAGAAGCAACTTTATTAGCATAAATTTTATTAGCTTTAGTTTCAAAACTATATCTCATAACTTTATCTATTAAATGATTAATATAATCATAAAGATAATATATTTTTCCGCATACGCCAACATTATGTGTTAAAAATTTAGTTAAATATCCGTATATACAAACATTTAACATTTAATATCTATCTGTAAATCAAGCACTTAACTTATAACAGTATTATCTTATAAATACTATAATATTCACTTCAATATCCGATACAATATGTAATACAACGTTATTGATTATAATCTGAATTATTATTATGTTTCTGTTCTAAATTACAATCGATAAAACTATTAAAAGGAATAAATTCAGTTCTAACAATAAATGTTTTCTTAATACAATCATTATGTTCTAAATCATAAGAAGAATGATTTTGCATAACAATTTCAAATTGATTATAATTATCTTTATTAATAAAATTCATATTATAAACGATTATTATCTGTTATATAATAGATTATAATTTATTAACTATTATATTTAGTATCATAATTAATACATTATCGAGTAATAGAATCATCTATATGAATAGGAATATTAACGCTCTTTTTGTGAGCACGTTTATATTCTTCTAAACATTCTTCACAACAGAATTGTTTACCTTTATAACAAATAATATTATCTTCTTTTAAATCTTTAATAGTAGGTTTATAAAATGTATGATTAATACTATGACTACAATTATCACAACTAATTTCATAAATTTTTTCTATCATATCACTAACAGGTTAATTATTATTTCGAGTACAAGATAATAAAAAATTATTATTTATCCTTGTTAGTTACCAAAAAGTGGTTATATTGGTTACCAAATTTGGTAAATATGGAACTTAGTATTGATAAACGTATCGTTGATATTCTATATGTAGATAAAGAAAATCTACATAATTTTACTGGTACTGATATTGTTAAATTTATTACGAATAATGATATTAATGGTATCGATTTATTTGTAGCTCTTTTAAGTGGTGTTTACAATCTTAAACCTGCTGAGACCAATCTTCTGAAAGTTGTTGTTAATTACAATCGTAAAGTTGCGTCACCTATTGTAAGACAAAAAGCTAAAGACGAATATGAAATTTCTGCGACTACTTATTTCAGAAGTCTTTATACTCTTCGAGATAAAGGTCTTGTGTATATTGATATTGATAACAATATCGCATGTGGTTCTGCTGTTCAAATAAATAAATATCGTCTTGAAAAAGCAAAACTTTTTGCTGTTGAACTTAATCCTAAAAGTAATACTAATAAGATTCTATAACCATGCGTATATTATATAAAAAGCACGTAAAACGTATTATAATATATAATATAAATATTATATATTATAATACGTTTTACGTGCGTTGCAGGTATATATAATATATTTATATATTATATATACCTGCCATTATATATACATGTTGCTCGTGACACTGCTACTGACGCTGCTGTTGTTGGTCATTATAAAGGTGGTTGTACATGTGTTTTTAATGGTGCTGAACTTCTTAATTAACATATTGTTAAACAAATTATTTAAACTATGATTGAAATTAAAAGTAAAAAGAAGAATTATGGAATTAGAATTCCTTCTTCTATTGGAGAGATTACTCCTGAAGTTTTAAATACTCTTGTTAAAGGAGTTAAACTTCCTAAACATTATTGTATTGTAGCTCTTTGTTTTGATACAAAACTTTTTGATTTTATGACTTCTATTAATGCTAAGAAACCATCTACTGTTGCTGTTTCTCCTTTACTTGCTGCTATTAGTGATGAAGACTCTGAACTTATAAATGCAAATATTGGAGATAAACTTATTTTGAATAGAACAGCTATTGAACTTGGAACTCAAGTTAATATTAAAACAATGGCTGCTTATAATAATATAGCTGAATATATTAATTCTGATCCAGAACTTATTAAAGCTATATATGATAAAGATGAAAACGTTATTAAAGTAGATAATAATTTGAATAAAGGTTTAATGATAGCTAAATCTCCAAGAATTATTGTTCTTGAATTTAAAATAATTGCGGTGAATGATATAAGAGGAGCTGTTGATGTCAATCATATAGTTACAGATCCTTTTATTAACAGAAGTGAACTTAATTAACAAACATATGACAGTCGTTATAGAGAAAAAGCAAGTAGTGAGTGAGATAGTGATGAACTTCTCTACGGGGGATTTGCCCGAACGCAGTGAGGGCATTCATGCTTAATCTGTAACGACTGTTATTAACAATAGTAATCAAATGAATAAAAACGTTATAGATAATATATATGATTTTGATTTAAATAATGAGCTTGAAGTTAATACTATGAAAGATATTATTAATAGTATTGGTTTTAAGTCTGAAGAAGATAAATTAATGTGTGAAGTTATTATTACCAATCTTGAGAAATATGCTGCTGAAAATATTAAGCAATCTAAGACTGTTAATATTCCATATATCGGTTGTATTCGTAAAAGTCCTTTAAGAGAAGCTATTGTTAGTCGTAGATTTGATTTTAAGAAAGCTCGTCTAAGTATGAGTAAAGAAGAATACAAAGATTATGTTAGACAATCTATTGATAAACTTAAAAAAGAAGAACGTCGAAAAAATGATTTAAAACGTGAACTTTATAAGATTCAAAAAATTAATCATAAACAGTATAACAAACTGTACGAAAGTGTTGGTAAAGCGTATGCTGATTTTTATATTTTTGCTATATATTGTTTAACTCCTGTTGAACATAATGAAGAGTTTGAAGAATTATATAGAGAACTTAGTAATAACGAACAATAAAATAATTTATATATGGTAAATGGTTTAGTTATAGATAAATTATTGACTATTGATGATACTGGTATGCCAAAAGCTCCTACTCTTCGTCAATTACAAGATAAAGATGTTTTATTACTATGGCAAAGAGATACTTCAAAGGATAAACATAAATATATAGCAGAAGTAGGTGTTATATATTATCTTGGTGATCCTAAATCTCCTGCTAAACAACAAGGACTTAGTTATGAAGAAAGTCTTAAAATGGCAATAGAAAATTATGATTTGCCTAAAGATTATAAACCCGATTCTCTTGTTAAGAAACTTATTGATAAATATTATGTTCGTAATATTACAGAAGCTGGAGTTGCTTTAGAAGCATTACAAAAATCTGTTCATTTAGTTTCTATAGCTGCTGTTAAAATAAACGAACAATTAAATAAAAAACTTAGTGGGGTTATAACAGACGAAGATATTACTCCTATTCTAACTTTAATGGATTCTGTTAGTAAACGTATCGCAGAAATTCCATCTTTGACTAAAGCTCTTGGTACAGCTTATGATAATCTTCGTAATGAAGAAGAAGAACAATTTGCTCGTGGAGGACGACAAATTCTTAGTAGTATGGACGCAGATGAAAATAATTTTTAATATAATATGAAAATACCTGATAATATAACTATTGGTGGTCAAATTATTGACGTTAAACTTATTGACCATTTAGATAATGGTTATCTTGGACAAATATCATTAGGAGAAAGTGAAATTGTTATTGCTCAAAATTTTAATGGTCATGAACAACATCAAGAAAGTATTAATTCTACTTTTATACATGAAATTATACATGGAATTTTAGATACTATGGGAGAAACTGAACTTAGTAGTAATGAAAAATTTGTTAATACTTTTGCTGGATATTTGTATCAAGTTATTAAACAAATAAAAGATTAATAACCTAATTTAAATTATTTTATTATGTATAAAGTTAGATCTATTTATGACGATATTAGATTATTTTTTGATGAGCCTTCTCATAAATATACTGATAATCTTGGTAATGAGTATGTTTCAACTACTACTTTGCTTCATAATTATAAGCCAAAATTTGATAAAGAATATTGGCTTAATAAAAAAGCTAAAGAACTTCATATTAGCAAAGAAAGACTTGCTAAGCAATGGCAAGAAATAACTGATGAGGCTTGTAAACGTGGTACTAAAACTCATAATGGTCTGGAAGATAGCATTAAAGATACGTCTATGTTTTATAAAGCTGTACAACATATTAAACGTAATGATAATAGTATGACTACTGTTGCAGATATTGAAACTATAGATCAATATGTCAAACCTATTATTCTTGATGACTTTATACAAAAGACTGAAAATAAATATCCTAAAATTTATGAAATATTTGATTATTATATAACTAATGGATATAAAATATATTCTGAAATTGGTAGTTTTATACCAGATTTATTAATTAGCGGAACTATTGATATTCTTATTCTTCGTGAAGATAAATTTATTATAGGAGATTGGAAAACTAATCGTGGGGGTCTTAAATTTGAAAGTGGTTATTATAAAAAAGATAAAAGACAAAATCCTCATCAAACAACTGATGTTTGGGTTTCTACTAATAATAAACTTTTGCCTCCAGTCGCTCATTTAGCTGATTGTAACGGAGCTATATATAATTTACAACTTTCCATGTATGCTTTTATGGTAGAATATGTTTTAGGACTTCCTTGTGCCGGTTTATGGCTTTGTCATATTGATTCAGATTTTGTTCTTAATGAATATGGAATGCCTAAACGTTTCCCAGATGGTCTTTATCATCTTAAAAAGAATCCTAAAGAAATTGTTACTGTACATAAAATGAAATATTTAAGAAATGAAATAATTAATATTCTTGAAGATAGACGTAAAAATATTGCAGCTTCAAGAATTATATCTAAAACTTTATTTTGATAATATTATGAAAAATATAATATTTGTTATTATTGCTATTTTTGCAATTTCTGCTTGTAATCAATTCCCCGTAGAGAAGGAAGTGATATATGTGCCTGTTAAAGATACTATATCTGATAATTCTAACGTTATTAGAATTGTTAATCTTGAACGAGAACTTCAATTAACAAGAGATAGTCTTAATAGTGTTAGAGATTCGATTGGAGAAGATTTATTTGTAGCAAGATATAAACTTGCTCGAATTAAATATTACAACAATATTGCCGCTAAAGGCAATAATATTAAATTTTTAAGAGGTTGGATTAATCGTGTTTTAAATGAATAATATGAAAGTAATTATTTCTGATGATAGAAAACCTTACAGAGTAATTGTTACTCAAGAAGAAGTTCCTGAAGATATACCATGTTATCTTTTATGTTATAAAGTACAAATTCAAGTATGGTTCTTTTGGATAACAATTAAAGAGTTTAAAGAAGGAGTTTATGACGATGATAGTGAATTTTGTAAAGCAGAAGCTATTGAACTTTATAATAAAATAATTAATCCTTATGGCTAATTTTAATGAAGAATTTAAGAAAGTAATATTGGTTGAAGGAGGATATGTTAATGATCCTGACGATGCTGGTGGAGAAACTTATCTTGGTATAAGTAGACGATATAATCCAGATTCTAAAATGTGGAATATTATTGATGATATTAAAAAACAATTTGGTACTAAAGGTATTAATAGTAGATTAAAAAATAATCAAGAAATTACTAATGAAGTTAAACAAATTTATAAAATTAATTATTGGGATAAACTTGAACTTGATGATATTCCAAGTCAAAAAATAGCTCATGAACTATTTGATACTGCTGTTAATTGTGGAATAACTACTTCTATTAGACTTGCTCAACAAGTTTGTAATATGACTATTACAGGTAAATTTACTCCAGAACTTAAACATAATTTAATGCAATATGGAAAAGTTTAATAAAATATTGTTATTATTAATTGTTAATTTAATAGTTTTTTCTGTTGGCTATACTATTGGGTATAGAAAAGCTAAAAATAATATTAACGATAACATTATTATACAAGATACTACATATAATCATATAATTTTAGATAGTATAAAATATCGTTTGATTGAAAAAGATAGTATTATATATAATATAAAAGAAGATTTAAAAGATGATATACAAGAAGCTATTAATGCTAACGATAGTAATGTTGTTAAACAGTTTTATGAGCTTGTTAGCGAGTGATAAATATGATACTCCTCTACGGGGGATTGAATGGAAGTCAGACACTGTTAAAATTACTATTCCTATTGAATTACTCCGTAAAGCTAATATTAAAATGATTGAAAGAAAATATTTTAAAAAGATTATTGTAGAACAAGATTCTATAATTACTCTTAAAGATAAATATATTCTTGAACAAGAAAATGTTATTAATGATTTTCAAAAAAGACTTCTTGCAAATGCTCAATTAAATGAAACTATAAGAAAAGATTTAGAAAGAGAAAAAGTTAAATCTAAAATATTTGGTGGAATTACTGGAGTTGCTGTAGTTGTTACTATAGTGACTATTTTAATAAAATAGTTTATTATGGAAAGTTATCCTTTTTTGGACTATATTAATGAAATTGACAAAGAAAAGAAATATAAAAAGGCTTCAGAATGTGGCTTTTACGATCCTTATGATTATTTTCTTGTTGGCGATAGCGGTGGGTTTTTAATGAATATTGATCCTACTGCTAAATTTGTTAATACAGAATTACTTCAAGAAGTAGGAATTTATTTTGATAATAATAGAAAATATACAGCTTATAAAGAAGATTCTATTCCTCATAGACAATTTAGACGTAGAGAACAATATAGACGTAAATATGGTTTTGATGCTCCTTGTCTTAAATTAGCTAATGGAGAAATTAAAAATATTCATATTACTGGCAGTCATTATAATTTTCTTAATTATTGTAGAATTGAACAGCTTGATGAATCTACTGTTGTTAATGGTATGAAGTCAACCGCTAAAAAGAAATATGCAAGACCTTTATTTATTGATAGTCAATGGTGGATTTTTAATATACTTGAATTTGCTGAAAAAAATGGTTTTCATTTATTGATTGATAAAACTCGTCGTGGTGGATTTTCTTATATTATGGCTGCTGATAGTGCTAATGCTGTTAATTGTGAATCTCGTAAAGTAGTTATTCATGTTGCTGTTGATAAAAAATATCTTACTCAAACAGGTGGTCTTACAGATTTTGCTGTTAATGATTTAAAGTTTTATGAAGAAAATACTCCTTTTGTTCGTGGAATACTTAGTACTGTTAAGTCTGATTTTCGTTTAGGTTATAAACTTCCAAATGGCGTTGAAGCTGATAAATCTTGGCGTTCTGCGCTTATTAGTGTAAGTGCTGCTAATAATCCAGATTGTGCTATTGGTAAAGACGCTATTAAAGTTAAAGTAGAGGAAGTTTCTACAATGGAAAATTTTGATGATTTTATGAATGTTACTGAACCTGCAATGAGAACAGGTGCTTATACTACTGGTATGCTATGTGCTTGGGGAACTGCTACTTCTGGTAATATGCAAATGTTTGAACAAAATTTTTATAATGTTAAAGGTTTTAATTTTATGCCTTTTGAAAATGTTTGGGATAAAGATTGTCGTAATGAAACTTGTGGTTTCTTTAAAGCATATTGTTGGGGTTTGCAAGGAGAAATAGACGGTGTTAAAGGTATAGATAAAGATGGTAATAGTAATATACTTGTTGGTCTTGAAATATCTCGTCGAGAAAGAATTGAAAAGAAAAATAGTGTAAAGAAATATTCTGATTATATTAATTATCTTGGTCAATATGCTAATTTTCCCGCTGAATCGTTCAGTAGTGCTTCTGAAAATATATTTAGTTCAGAAGAATTAACTGCTTGGGAAGATAGACTTAGAATAGATACTGATTTACATTTTTATGTAGACGGTAATCTTGAAATTGACGAAAAAGGTAAAGTTATATTTAAAAGTAATGCTAAATTACATTCTGAAAATAAGAAAACTTACGATTATATTGTAGGCGTTCCAAGACGAGGGCATGAAGATCCTCATGGTTGTGTTAGACGTTGGTTTACTCCAGAATATGTTGAAACTAAAAGAGCTGATGGAGCATTAATAAAAGAAATACCTGTTGGTTTATATAGTATTAATTATGACCCTGTAGGTGTTAATAAAAATAAAGATGAAGTTACTATGAAACATTCTCATAATAGTATTATGGTTTGGCAAAATCCTCATTATCTTAATGGTTTTAAACAAAAACTTGTTTGTACTTATTATGGTCGTCCTGATACTCTTGAAGAAGCTGATAGAATTTGTTATCTTTTAGCTAAATATTATAATTGTATTGGAACAACTAATGTCGAAGTAAACCGAGGTGAAACTGTTTCTAATTTTCGTAAATGGAATGCTTTAAAATATTTATCTTGTGAACCATTAGAAGTTTTTGATCCTACTTTTAAAGGAAAAATTAATACTACTTATGGTTATAATATTTCTGGTGAACAACATAAGTTGGATTGTATTCGTCTTACTAAAGAATTTCTTTATGAAGAAATTGGTAAAGATGAATTTGGAAATACTTTAAGAAACTTTCATAGAATATATGATTATCAAACAATTCTTGAATTAAAAAAATGGAGTGTTAAAGGTAATTATGACCGTGTTTCTTCTATGCTTCTTAGAGGTATTGAATGGAAAGCTATGAATCTTAAAGCTCAAGATGAACTTAGTAATCGAAAGCAACTTAATAGTGAAAATATTGATGATTATGATAGTAATATACTATCAAGACCGTGGTTTTAATTAATAATATAATTATATGAGAAGTAACGTACAAGAATTTGATTTTCCTTTACAACGCATTCCAAGCGATAAAAAAGATGCTGCTTGGGCAGCTAATTGTTGTGATTGGATTATAGCTCAAGGTATTGCTAATAGAGGTGATAATTCAGAAATAGAAATAAAATATGCTATTCTTAATGGTAATATTCCCGATGAATTTTATAAAAAGATATTAAATCCTTATAATGCTACTCAAGAGAAATTTAAACGTTTTCCTGCTACTATGCGTAATTATGATTTAATGAAAGGTATTATAAGAAGATATGTTAGTGAATATATTAAGAATCCTCATGATTTTATTGTGGGAGCTAATAATCCAGAAGTAATGCTTGCTCGTAATCGTAAACTTAGACAAGAATTATCTTTACTTGTTCAACAACGTATTGCTGCTCGTATTCAACAAAGTTATCAAGAATGGATTAACGGTGGTAATGATCCTCAACAATTTAATCCTCAAGATTCTATTGATGTTGAAGCTTTTACAAAAGAATTTAATGAGAATTATGTAGATGATATATCTGCACAAGGTCAAGAGATTCTTAATGTAATTCGAGATATTACAGATGATGAAATATTTTACGCAAGAGCGTATTTTGATTTTGTAAGTTTTGGCGAATGTTATACTTATGCTGATGTTGTTGGTACAAAATTAGTTAAACGAAATGTTTCTCCGAGAGACGCTTATCCTATTAATACAGATAGTCCTTTTAGAGAAAACGATGACATGTTTGCTTGTAGACGTAAAATGTCTTATCAACAAATTATTGATGAATTTGATGATTATCTTGACGATAAACAACGAGATTTTCTTAATACTTATTATGCTAAACATTCTCCAGCTAATACTAAAGATTTAGTTTTTTCAATTTATGAAAGTTACTTTCCAGATGTTTGTCAAAAATATAGTATAGCTGATAGAGAACTATTTAGACGTTCTCCTAATATGCAAAGAGATTATAATATGGATTTGTATGACGTTTGGCATGTAGTTTGGAGAGGTGAAGTAAGAAGAGCTATTGTAACGTTTGTTAATGAAGCTGGTTTAATAGATAGTAGAGTTGAGAATGATGATTATGTACTTGATGTCTCTACGGGGGATATTTCATTAGAATATGTGTATGAACCACAAGTTTATGAAAGTGTTCGTATTGGTGGAAGACATGATGCTATTTATCCTTATGGAGCGAGAGCTATAGCTTATAATCGTAATGGAAAATTACCTTATAACGGCATTAATGAAGTTCTTCCGGGTTTTGGAAAGTTTAGTATTGTAGATATAGTTACTCCTTTTCAAGTATTTTATAATATTGTAGCTTATCATAGAGAAATGGTTATTGCTAAAAACAAACTTAATATTCTTATGATAGCTAAATCTTTATTAGGTAAATATCCTGAAGAAACTATTTATAGAATGCTTGCTGATGGTATTTTGTATATTGATGATGAAAATGATCAAGGAATGCTTAGAGCACAGCAAGTTCGTATGCTTACTGCTTCTTTTGGAGATTATATTGCTCAATTAAGTTCTTTACTTAATGAAATTCAACAAACTGCTAATATGCAAGTTGATATGACTCCTCAACGTTATGGTGAAATTGGTAATTATGCTGGAAAAGCGTCTACCGAAGAAGCTATTATTAGAGGTAGTATGGGTAGTGTTATTATAGAATTTATGATGGATAATCTTCGTGGTTATGATTATAATCGAGATATGGATTATTCTAAACTTGCATGGATTGACGGTCTTGATACTGCATATAGAGATTCAGCAGACGGTAAATTAAAGTATATTAGTCTTGATGTAGATAAGCATATATATGCTGATTATGTTATTAAAGCTAAAAATTCTACTAAAGAACAAGAAAAACTTAATCAACTTAAACAATTTGCATTTAATGCTTCTCAAAATGGTGATAGTATGATGGCTATTGCTGCTATTACTGGAGATAATGTTGCTGCTATTAGTAAACTTATTAAAAAGTTTCAAGAAGAAAAAGATGCTCATGAACAACAACTTAAACAAATGGAACAACAAACTGAACAAATGCGTCAAGAATTTGAACTTAAAAAGATTGCAGCTAAAGGAGAAGAAGATAGAAAAACTAAAGAACTTGAAGGTTATATTGATCAACAAATTGAACTAATTCGTGCTGATGCTAATATGATAAGCTATAATGCTGAAGTAAGTGATGCTAACAAAGAAGCTGGTATTGATAGACTTAATGAAGCTCGTTCAAGAGTTGAACAAGATAAAGTAGCTTTAGATAGACAAAAGACTTTATTAGATATGGTTAATAAAGAACGAGATAGACAAGTTAAAATGCACGATATTGATACTAAATATAAGATTGCTAAAGAGAATAAAAACAGATATGATTTTAAAGGTAAATCTAAGAGTAAAAAGTAAGTTATTGATATAGTTAGTTATATTGTTGCCCTATTTTGATGTATCAAAAGCGATATGTTGGAATAGGGCAAATTATATTCATAAATAGCTATTTTTAGCTGTAATTTAGACTTTCTTTTTCAACGTTATCAAATGTTCAACGTAAATAAAAATCAAGCTAAAAATAGCTTCAAAAACAGCTTATATAACATAAACAGTATAGATAATATTATAGTTGTTGACGATTATACTGTTTATGTTTTTGAAATAAATATTGTTTGTGATATAGTTTGTGCTTATATTCGTGATAGTAAACTATAACAAAATAATAACGATTATGGATTTTAGTTTTGGTGATGGCCAAATGCAAACCGATAATAATAACGGTGCTGGCAATGTGAATAACACAAAGAATAATGTTACTAATATTACTAATCAAACTGTAGCTCCAGATGACGATACTACTAATCTTGATGATGTTAATAATGGAGATAATAGTAACAATAATAATGACAAAGGAAATAATAATGATGATGACAAAGGTAATGACAAAGGAAATGATGGTGGTGACAATAAAAGTACCAACAATGATGATTCCGAATTATCGCAAGGAGATGTTGTAGAAATTGGAAATAATTCTTATACTGTAGACGATAAAGGTAATCTTGTAGATACTTCTGGAAATATATTTAAAGAAGCTAAAGATGTTAAGTCTTTTCTTGAAGGACTTGATAAACTTGATGATGATACTGAAGAATTAAATATTCAAAGTATTCAAAATGCTATAGGAATTACTGTTACAGATGAAAATGATAAACCTGTTGAATTTGAAAATACAGTAGAGGGAATTAAATCTTATATGAACGCAGTTATAGAAGCTGCTAAAGAAGAGCATTATGAAACTGCTATCAATACATTATATCAACGTTATCCTATTTTAAATGATGTACTAAATTATTATATTGCTAATGGTAATTCTCTTGAAGGATTTGGAGAAGTTCCTGATAGAAGTGGAATTACAATTGATGATGCTAATGAAGCGCAACAAGAATATATTATTAGAACTGCTTGGAGTGAACAAGGAAGAAAAGGTAATGTAGATAACTATATTGCTTATCTTAAATCTAATGGTACTTTAGCTGCTATTGCAAAAGAAGAACTTGAAGGTTTGCAAGAATCCGATAGAGCTTATAAAGAAGAAATGGAAAAGCAAGCTAAAGAAATTGAAGATAAACGGATTGCTGATACTGAAAAATATTGGAACGGTGTACATGATGTAATTAAGAATCGTAATATTGCTGGTTATCAAATTCCAGAAAATATTATTATTAGTCGTAATGGTGAGAAAATATCTGCTTCTCCAGAAGACTTTTTTAATTACATTTATCGAGTTGATGAAAATGGACAATCTGCTTATGTAAAAGACTTGTTACAAGAAACTCCTGAAAGTCGTAGAGATGATGAAATTCTTCGTGCTTATCTTAAATTTGTTGGCGGAAATTATTCTAATCTTGTAGATATGGCTATTAATAAAGCTACTGTAAATAAACTTCGCTTTAAAGCTAAAGAAAAGTCTACTTCTTATAGAGTAACTAAACCTACTAATAATAATCAAAAGAAAGATATTAATTTTAGTTATTAATAGTATTTTAAAAAGAATTTAGTTATGTTTTACAAAATGCGTGTACTTTCACAGGGAAAGTATGATGATAGAGGATATTCTAACGAAGATAGTATATCTTATCTTCAGCTACAAAAACCTGCTGAAATAAATGGATTTATTACTTATAACTACGGTATGGACGATGACCGTTTTCCTTTGACATTTATGACAGAAGGTCAAGGGCAAGCAGGTACTGTTGATGTTCATACTGTTCAATGGGTTTGGAATACTATGGGTCGTATGAAGTTTACTGATTTCATTACTCATTGCGATATTCCTGCTGATAAAAAAGCTGGTCTTGGTGGTGCTGAGATTGAAATTCATACCAGTACTCATTGGTTTATTGAACAATATGGTTTGATTGGTCCTGATGGTCGTACTCAAGTTCGTATTCAGAAAGATCTTGGTGAGTCTCCTTATGGATATGCTTATCTTATTAAATTAACTAATCCCGATCCTAATGCTTATATTTCTGAAGATTTACTTGCTGTAGGTAAATATTGGAGTTTGGCTGCTCCTACTGTTTCTGAATCATATTCTAAAGGTAATAGAAGTAATTCTATGGGACCTGGTAAAATGACTTCTCAACTTGAGTTCCATCGTTATTCTAAAGAAATTGCTGGTAATCTTGCAAATACTGTTACTGAATATGAATTTAAAGATAATAGTGGTTCAACTAATCGTCTTTGGATTAATGAAGAAATGCGTCAATTCCATATTCATATGCGTGTTATGAATGAAGAACGTCTTTGGCTTGCTGAATATAACCGTAATATGAATGGAGAGGTTGCTCTTAAAGATCGTGATAATGGTAAACCTATTCCTCGTACTGCTGGTATGCTTGAGATTTGTCGTGAATCTAACTATGATACTTATGGAGAGTTTTTAACTCTTAATAAGATTAAACGTATTGTTGGCGACGTGCTTGATCGAGATACTGATAGTGGAACTATGGATATTGTTCTTATGGGGGGTAAAGGCTTTATTGAAGATTTCGATGACGCTATGAAAATGGACGCTAAACAAAACGGTTTCTTGACCCCTCTTGGAGATAAAGAAATTGGTACAATGAGCGGTGGTCTTGAATATGGTGCTTATTTCCGTAAATATAAAACTGTTGAAGGTCATACTGTTACAGTTAAACATTGTTCTTTCTTCGATAAAGGAACTATTGCAGAAGCTGCTAAACAGAATGGTGAAATTCATCCTCGCACAGGTCTTCCTATTACTTCTCATCAAGCATGTTTTATTGATTTCAGTTCTTATGATGGAGAACGTAATGTTCGTATTGTTCGTCGTAAAGGGCAAATCTATAAAGCTAAAGTGTTTAAAGGTATGAGTGATATTCCTGCTTCTTGGGGAGTTCCTGATAGTAATTATATTTCTACTGAAATAGACATGAGTAGATATGAAATTATGTCTTCTCTTGGTCTTCAAGTTAATAATTCTACCAAGATGTTCCTTATTAAGTGTGAATTGTAATCTTAATTTATAAATTTAATTCGTATGCAAAATAGTTCTGACAGTGGTATGACATTTGGGTTTAATAAACCAAATACCGAAATAAATAAACAGACAGAAAAAGATTCTGTTCAATCCCCCGTAGAGGTAGTTAATACTATTCAACAACCTACTACTTCTAAGATTGATATAGAAAAAGGTGCTGACAGAGAAGATTTAAGTGAAAATCAACCTTATACTGATGTTCGTTCTATAACGATTATGCTTGTTAAAAATACTTCGCTATATCGTAAAGTAAATGATAAAGTACTTCCTAAACGTATTGATTATATTGGAAGTTGTTTTAATTCGTCTAAGGTTATTTCAGCTAATCAAGAAGAAGTCAACGCATATTTTCCAAATCTTGTTGGTCTTTCTCCTAATGATCCTTCTTTTATGTTAAGAGTAAAACAATATCTTAATAATATTCGTATTCCTGTTGATGAATTAGGAAAAACGTTTGATATTAGTTTTTATTATTATCATAAAAAAGATTATTATAAATTTAAAGCTAAAGAAGAGGCTATTGAAGAGACTTATCAAAAAGCTCCACGTAGAGGAGATGTTGAAATTAAAGCAGCTATTAAAGCTAAAGTTAATGCTCTTAATCTTCTTGAATCTCAAAAACATAAAGTTGGTTATCCTATTAATGTAGAAGATTATCTTATGTATAGACACTGCTTGTTGTATCATAGTGTAGCAAAAGATATGTCTATTATTAATTCTGATACTTCTATACGTTTTTATTTTAAAGATGATAAGAAAGAAGCTGATAAACTTCGCAAATATAGACTTGAAGTTAATAAAGCAAAATCTAATTATGTTGCTTGTATAGCTGATAGTGTTTTATTTGAAGCTGTTTATATTCAATATTGCGTTCTTAATTCTTTGCCTGTTCTTACTTATTTGAATAGACCACAACTTGATAAGGAAATTGATTTGGATAAATTTAGTTCTAATGAACCTGTTAAATTCAATAAAATAGTATATAATAAGGATATTAAACTTATGGCTGTTATTGAAAAACTTATTGCCCGTGGAGAGTTAGTTCGTTCTCAATATAGTCAAAATATTACTACTACTGATGGAGAATTAATAGGTGCTAATACTGGAGAAGCTATTGCTTGGTTTAAAGATCCAAAAAATGCTTCTATGGTAGCTGCTTATAATCATAAATTAAATCTTATTTGATATGACTATACAGGAAATGCACAATAAGTTTAGAACGTTTGGACAAGTAATGGGTTTACAACTTGTTAGAGGTATTCTTCCAGAGTCTATAGACGTATATCTGAATGCAGCAATTAATGAAACTGTTAGAAATATAATTAGTAAAAATGTTGCTAATTCACTTCAAGTTGGAATATTACCACAAGCTGCTTCTATTACTCCAATTAATGCTTTGAGAACTCTTTATAGAGTTGATCATACTAATATTACAGAAAGTGATTATTTTAATAATAATCCTTTTGAACTTATTGTTGATTTCCATAATGTTTTATTATATACTGATTTTTATATTGATTACAAAGACGGCAAAAAAGATGTACATTGTAGACTAATAGAACCTGATAGACTTTCTGATGCTTTAACTGATTATTGTACTCGACCTACAATTAATGAACCTATTGTAACAATGTTTACAGAAGTAGCTGAAAATTATCTTACTGTAATCAAAGTTATGACAGGTCAGACTGAGAGTGATGACAAAAAGATTATTGATGGAATAAAGATTTGCTATATTGACAATCCTAAGATTGTTAAATATAATGTTGAAGGTAAAAATGAAGGTGTTGATTGTGATTTACCAGAATATCTTCATGAGGAAATAGTTCAGTTAGCTGTTAAAAAGTATATTGCTTCTATTAGTCCAACGATGTCTTAACAAAAAATTAAACGATTTTCTTAATTTATTAAAATAGTTATAGAGTTATGCGACAATTTCTTTTAGGTAAAGACGTTGCTTATCCTACTACTGCTTTGAGCAATGATAGTGTAGTTGATGGTGCAATTGGTTTTTATTTTAGAAAATCTGATAAGACTATTTCTCCTACTGCTACTGGTACAGAGATTACTAAAGATTGCATGTTAATTGTTAATCGTTCTGTTGATAAAGGAGGTCATGTTGTAATTCCTATTCATAAAAATAAATTTTCTTATGTAAAAGGAATTTATCAACCTGGTGAAGTATTTAATCAAGTATTTACTATTCCTGCTCCTACTACGATTGGTGAATATTCAATGATTGTTGCTCTAAAGGGTGTCGGATTTAATCAACGTAATAAATGGACTGCTTCTGTTTACGTTAAAGATGTAAATAAGACTGCTAATGAGCTTGCAGAGTCTTTAGCTAAAGCTATTAACAATAATACTGCTGGTTCTAAAGTTACAGCTACTGCTTTTGAAGCAACTTTGACTATTGATGGACAAGTTGTGGGTATGGATTATGAAGTAGTTCCTGCTGATTTACTTACTGGTCTTGCTGCTACTTCTACTCAAAAAGGAAAAGCTGCCTATGGAGATGCTCAGTATATTATTGATTTAGCAAATAAAGCCGCAGCTGACGCTGGATTTGAATATACATATCAAGAAGCTGGAGAATTAATGATACCTCATTATCCTCTTAATCCTCTTGAAGTTTCAGATGCTGCTGATAAAGGATTTACTATTTTTACATTGTCTTTTGCTGAACCTCGAGATGTTAAGACAAGAGATGAAGTTATTAATCAAATTGTGCAAGTTGCATTTCCAACTGGTGCTGAACAAATTACTACTTTTGAAACTGTTTGTAAAGCACTTGCAGGTTAAACTTTTAAAATAAAAACTATCGTTATTGCTATTAAATAGCTTAACGATAGTTTTCTTATAAAGTATGGGAGAATTGTTAGAAAGTTTACGTTTAGGAATAACTCCTGGTGTTATTGTTCTTATTTATCTTATTATAATTAAGGTAATTGATACTAAAAAGGAATCTAATGCTGTTAAAATTAATAAAGAAGTTACTGAATGTTTTCGTAAATTAAATTCGTTTTTAGATTATATCACTAAAGATATTCTTAACGATGCTGAAGAAAAACGAGATTATGCTGTTAAAAATTCTTTTAAAACATTCGCTAATTCTATTATTCGTCACGCTACTTCTGTTGTTGTAATTAATAATATAGATAATAATAAAGAAAATATTATTGAAAATATTCATTATATTGTAGAATCTAATTATTATAGGCTATATAATTTAATGTTTTTATATAAAATGTGCGGTTATATAAAACCTGAATGGAAAACAGAAATAAGCGAAGATGTTGTTGAAATTATATATAATGATGAATTTTCTAAAGAAGAAAAATTATATAATATAAATAATAAAATTAATATAAAAATTGATGGATATATTTCTATTGTTATGAAACAGTGTCATACTTATGTCAGATAATTATTTAATTATAAGAGATATTAATAATAGAGTTAATCGTATTGCTTTGATAAATATTGGTTTTGTTCAAAATCAATGTTGTGAAACAAAGAATATGATTATTCCTGTTTTAATACATTGTATAGAAAATAGTCAATTATTTACCGAAGAACAATTAAATAATCTTGCTAATATTATTAATAGTTTAAATATAAATTGTGTATGAGTGAAGTTAATTATGTTTATTTGACTATTCCACAAGATTATATTTGCATATATCATAAATTACTTATTTTAATGTCTAATATAGGTAGAGAAATAATTAATGATTGTTCTGCTACTTGTAAAGGTAATAATAAAATTATAATTGATTGTTGGAATACTTTTCAATCTGCAATAGCTTGTAAGACATTAAAAAAAGATAAAGAAGCTGGTTTACTAATAAAATATATTACTTCTCAAATTGACAAACTCTATACTGGAGATGATTATGTTCAACAAGATGTTTTTGTTTATTTGGATAATAATTATCTTAAAGCAAGAGTAAGTTGTGAAAATAATATTCCTAAAGTAGATGTTAATGTTGATAGCGGATATTTACAAGTTATTGAAGATTCTGATACTAAAGAATTTGTACTAAAAGATGAAGATTTAATTATTAAAGATAAATGATATGATTACTAATGAGAAGAATATAGGAAAAGTAAGTATTAGTTGTGATGGTGTATGGAATATTAGAAAGGATTATGATAAACTTTGTTTAGTTACTGATGGTTCTTATAATTATATATCTCGTAAACAAGTTCCAAATGGTACTGATATTACTAATGAAGAATATTGGCAAAAATTGTATAGCGTTATTTCTACTACTGGTGTTTATCGTATTCCGGGTAATATTGAACATGTAAATATTAATACTAATCCTGAAGGTCTTGAAATAGTTTTAGGAGATTATTTAAATTTAAAAAGTGCTGTTTTAAGTAAAAATATTATTGTTACAGGAACTTCGATTCTTAATGTTGCTATTGCTGGTATTGATGGATTAGGTGTTCTTATCGAGTATATGTATTTTGGAGAAGATAAAATTTCTAAATATCAATATTTTTTACGAGTTGACGAACATTATAAATGGAAACAAGTTTCTTCTATACAAGAACAGATATTTTTAAAAGTAGATGTTGTTCTTGATGATACTTCTAACAATGCCGTTGCCAATAAATCAGTTACTTCAATAATTAAAAAGATTATTAATTGACATTAAATTATTAATCACCATTTAAAATATAAAAGTAATGAAATATAACGATTTGCAAACTAAAATTCTTACCGAATTTACAGGTATATTGTTTAGTGGTCTTAAAGCAAGTTATAAACCTGCTGTTGATCATTTAGATAAACTTTATTTTGCTACCGATACTCATGAACTTTTAGTTAATGGTACTTCTTATTCTGGTGGTATAAAGGCTGTTAGTATTGAAGGAACTACTCTTAAAATTACTATGATTGATGGTTCAAGTAAAACTGTCGACTTAGCTGAAATACTTAAATATAAATCTGCTTTAGCTGACGATATTGCTACTGTTAATGCTCTTGGAGGTATTCCTGCTGGAACAACTGTAGCTCAACTTAAAAATAAAACTTTTTCTCAGCTTTTTGATGAACTTATATTTCCTACTGTTAATCCTACATTTGAGAATCCTACTGCTTTTTTAAGTTTGAGGAGTACTTCTACTACTCCTACAATTCAAGAAGTTGGTACTACAGGTGCTTCTGTTCCTGTTGCTGCAAGTTTTAATACAGGATATAATCCCGGTGCTATTAAAATAGCTGGAGTTAAAAAACAAAATAGAGGTGGTGATTTGAAATCTAATGAATCATTTATTTATATAAATAATGCTCCTGCTAGCAAAAAGTTTCCTACAGAAATTCCTGAAGGTAGTATAATTTATAAATATAGAGCAGCTTATGCTCAAGGTCCTCAACCTTTAGATAGTAAAGGTAATAACTATCAAGCTCCTCTTCCTGCAGGAACAGTTGATAGTGCTGCTGTAACTATTAATGGTGTATATCCTTATTTCACTAATAAAGATAATAATGAAGCTTTTGCTAAATTAGCACTTACTACTTCTAATACTCTTAGTGCTGTTAAATTTAAAGCTGAAGGTCTTAACAAACATATTTTTAAACTTCCTGTAAAATATACTTTAACTAAAGTTGAACTTCTTAATACTTTGTCTGGCAAATACGAAAATTATGGTATAGATAAATTTACTAAGACAACTGAAAATATTGAAGTTCAAGGTAAACAAGTTGAGTATGCAGTTTATACTCGTAATGACGCTGGATTTAATGGAGAAAGTACATTTAATATTACATTTAGTAAATAATAGAAAGGAGTTAATAATATGGCAAGAGAAAGAGGCACATTTAATTTTAGTGCGAGTCTTGAAGTAAAAAAACAAGCACCACTTGACGCAAGACAAACATATATTACTTATGAAGAATTAACTCAACAAGCTACATGGGCTGATACTGACGGTAAAGTTTGGTTATTTAAAGGTCTTGTTGTTCCTGTTAATTATAGTGGGCAAAATGCTTTGTTCATGCTTATTAATCCTGATGCTTATACTTCTACTTCTTCTTGGATTCGCGTTGATGGTAATGCTGGAGAATCTCCTATCTATACAATTTCTGATTTAAGTACTTTATCTGAAAGTTCTGTTAAAAGTGAAATTGTAGATATTTTAGGAGAATATAGTGATTTTTTAGATGCTTATAATAACAATAAATTACTATTATGTGTTGTTGATAATTATTATACTGTTGGATCTATAAATCATGAAGGATCTGTAGTTGGAGAAGGTAAATTTATTATAACTATTAATAGTAATTCCAGCGGTAATCCTATAATTACAAAATATGTTATTAAACATGATAATAATGATTGGCTTGAATCTTTAGGTGTTGAATCTATTACTCCACAAAAATTAGCTGTTGCTGAAGATTTAGAAAGATTAGATAATATATATTTTCTTGGAGATATTTTAACTCTTACAAACGAATCTGTATCTACTATTCCCACTATTCTTACACCTCATGCTAATTTTAAGGAAGCTGTTTATAGTAAAAAAATATTTATTGCTAAAACT